GAAAGAACTCTAGCAGTTTGGGCAGGCCAGAGATCAGCAAACCGCCAAGGGTTGAGAATAAAGATAGCATTTAAAGTCCAATCATTCCAAGAAGTTTATCCACAATCTTTCCCGCCAACTCGTCTGGAAGGTACTGGAGCAATCCGAGCACCCACCACGCCACGCACAGCCTGACAAAGACTTTGAGAAACATATCAAACTGTTTCTGGTACTCATTCACCGCCCACACCTTGTCTTAGCGCACAGTTCGGCCATTTCGTTAATACCCCAGCCAATAGCGCCAAGGAGCATCACGATCACCACAATACCTACTGCCCATTCCATCTGCTCTTGCTCGGCCTCTTTGCGGCGCTTCTCTTCTTCCTTGGCCTGCCTTGCGGCTATGGCATCATCCCTGTCCATCTCAGCGGCTCTTGCCTTAATCTTGTTCCAGACGTCTATGTGGCCAGTCTGCATATAGAGCATCTGAAGCTCGGCCTCCAGCTTGGCCGTATTCATCAATGCATTTTCTATCTGCATTGCCAAAGCAAAATTGGACTTATTGCCCGACCGCTTGGCCTCAACCATCGCCTTGGTAGCCTGACTCTTGGCATCAAAGAGCCGACCAACCATCACCCCCAAGCCGCCTAGATCATTGGCAACTTGACTTGCTTTCTTGACAAGCCCAATGGCTTTTTGCAAGCCTTCTAACGCCGTGACCGGATCTATTGGAATCATAGGTACAACTTAAAATCATTCCAGTAACCCAACGGCAGGGGCCGAAGCCCCTTTTATAGATTACTTGGGTTCTACATCAGACACAGCTGGCTGTGCTAACGCTTGCTTCAGTAACTCAAAGAAGGCATTTCTTCCCACTTGGAGTTGATCCACGTTAAATCTGGCTGAGTCTAGTTTGCGATCTAAATCTGCGACATGATTCAGTAGCGCTTGCTGCTGGGGTGTCAAGTCTTCAAACTGATGTTCAACGCCGTCAATATTCACAGGGGTCTTTTCGTTTTTTCCCATGATGTTTCCTTTGTATGCCACCAAGATCAGGTGGTGGCTTCTCGTTTAACTTAGGCTGACCAAGGTGTGCCAGAGGCAACAACAGGGTTTTTCTGCAAAGCGATCTGAGCCGCCAAGGAAGCCTCTGTAGCTGCTTTATCGACCGACTCCCACACCCAACCTAATACAGTAGCTTCTGTGAGATTTGCATAGGGAATCGTAGGAGTACCTTCAGCCCATGAGACTGTAGCGTAGCAAGAGGCAGAGTGTTCTCCATCTACTGCTGTGCAAATCCAATGACAGCAATCGACATAGCCTGTGGCGACTACGCTCTCAAGTGTTGGGGCTTTCCAAGTGTATGTAATAGACATGATGTTTTCCTTTAAGCTACTTTAACGATAATTCTGGCTCTGCCATCTGCTTCAATAGCGATAACTTTACCAACGGATGATTGATATTGTTCAAATGTTGGGTTGCTTACTGCTTGACCTTTGATTGCACCATTGTCATTGACTGGAATTATGTATTGACCAGCAGTTGCGCCTGTAACATTAACTGGAACTTGTCCTGCAAAAGCAATGCGATCAACAGTCTGACGGGCGACTTCTAAATCATTTTCTTCAAGATCGCCACCCCATTTGTCATTACCAACATATGAGGGGTCTGTTGACTTCACAACAAAAGACACAGCATTGGCAAACACATTAGTCAACTTGCCTTGTGAATCAATACCAACCACATCACCTTTGGCAACAGTAAAGTCGCCAGATTTAGTCATGTATTCAGCATAGTCAGCACATGAAGCATTGATAGTTCCTGCCGCATTGATTGACGGACCAGTTGCGCCAACACTCCACACTTTTAATGGAGCATTTGCGGCATTAGGTGTACCGCCATCTCCATTGTAAAAAATACAACCAACATTATTACCAATAACCTCAAGAACAGCATTTCCAACAGCAACAGCTTTCTTTATTTGATGGTTACTTCCACTCGTAGTACCCACTAGCAAATTACCAGATGTGTCTATACGGCAACGCTCCGATGGCAAAAAGGCAGTTCCAATAGTCAGCCCAGAATTGGTTGAAAACCACATAGAACCGTCAGGATCATAGTGAGTACCTGAAGATCCTGTTCTAACAGGCATAAAAGTAAAACTGTTGTCGTAATACGCATTGTTTTGCATATACGCACCAACTGCGTCAGCAACAGCACCCGCATAAAGGATTTGATTTCCAGAACCACCCTTTAATTCAAGTTGTTTAAAAGACCCAGCAGGACCATGCACAGTTAAGTTAGTAGCAGGTGAACTTGTACCAATACCAAAATTACCAGATGTGTCTATACGGGCACGTTCTGCGTTTCCAGTTACAAAACCAACAGGATGGCTACTTAGCGAGCCTATCTTTATATAATCATTAGAGCTATCTACGCCACCAATATAAGTCTTTGTGCCATCGTAGGCTTGATAAAAGTTGGTTGTTGCTCCACGACTTAACAACACTCCCAAATCGTTACCACCACCGCCATTTCCAATTGTCAAATTGGTGGTAGCGTTTGTTGTTCCAACTAATAGCCGACCACTAGCATCCAGAGTCATTGCCTGAGTAAAGGTAATGGCGTTTCCTGCTGTGCCTGATGGGGCTGTTGACCAAGTATGCGCGCCTGACTGTTGTAAATACTGTGTTGCGTTATAGCCTGTGGTTTTGTATTTAGCGCCACTATTAAAATAAGCATTTGATAAAATTGCTAAATAATTACCGCCACCAGAAATAAATGCTTCTGATTTCAAATCTAAAGAAGTTAAACCACTTCCCCAAGCACTAGGAGTAACTCCTAATCCAAGGTTGCCAGAGCCATCAAGCCTCATTTTTTCGGTGGAATCGGACGCAGTTACATCAGGCCCTGTATTTGTATAAAACGCCAAGGATGTGTTGTTGTACCAATTAGGAGAGCCTGATACTGCAACTACTCTTGCACCTGCGGATGAACTTGCTCCAGTACCACCTTTGTTTGAAAGCGAAAGTGAAGCCGCAATAGTATTTGCTGATGTAGTGTTGTTGTGAATTACAGCAACACCGTAAACATCCAACTTCTCGGCAGGTGAACTTGTACCAATACCTAGACCTGTAGAGGTTAGGCGCATTTGTTCTGAGCCTCCAACACCCCAAGATTGGATGCCTGTAATACCAGCAATACGATAATTTTCTATTGCCGCACCAACATCGTAAAAAACTAAACTTCTTGACCCACGCTCGATATAAATACGCTGTGTTCCAGTATCAGCAAGAAAGTTCAGTTGCGTGTCTGTTGATTTGCTTCCAGAGCCTAAGTTGGCATTTCCAGTTGTTCCAAAGTTAGTCCCATCAAAAGTAAGCGCAGAGCCACTTGTAACAACTTTAGAGCCGTTTAAATAAGTAACACCATTGGCAGTGCCTGCTGACAACACTGGGTTGGAAACAAATGAAATAACGCCTGTGCTGTTGGCAATCGATGCGGCAGCTGTTCCATCAAGCGCCCTAATGTTTGTGACTTCAAGGTTGGTCACATCAAGGGTTGTAAACACCGCCGAGCCGCCCGTATTGCTGACCTTCACAAAGTCAGAACCATTCCATGCACAGACAGCAGACTCACCAGCAACAATCGTCACGCCCGTAGTCGGGCCAGCGCCTACCAACTTAACGGAGAAGCCGCCTGTGGTGGCGTTGATGACTGTGTAAATCTTTGACTGCGCTGGGGCTGTAACCGTACGTAATGCCGTACGTGCGCCTGAGAAGAGCAGGATCGCCTGACGAGCCGTGTTCGCAGCGCCTGTGGTTGTGGTCAGTGTGACATCTGTATCAGTGCTGACGTTGGTCGTACCCGCAACAGAGGTGTCAAGCAGGGATGTAATGCTGTTGTTTACCGTATCACCCCATGTGCCGCTCAGTTCGCCCGTGACTGGCAGTGCCAGACCCAAGAGTGATGTGTATGCTGTAGTCATGTTTTAAACCTCAAGTTACAATTTCTTCCCATTCGGGAGTTTGTGCTGTCGTGACTGTAGTCCAAGCAGGCGTCTGCGAATTGCTGATATTTTGCCAGTTTGCGTTCTGGCTGTCATCTATTGGTTTCCAATATACAGCAATTATTTCACCCGTAAAACCACTGGCAAGGTTCCCAGTCAAAGAGAGCACCCGTGGGCCAAGAGCCATAGAGCCAACTGCTGCGCTGGCGCTTACCCCGGTCAAGGCAATTACCCTGTCAGGCGATACCGATCCAACTTCACCCGTAGCCGTATTTGGCAAGAGCGGAACAATCACTTGCCCCGCAATACCCTGCGCCTCAACACCGCTCAGCGCAACCAATGCCGACTGAACAACTGTACCGACAGCGCCTGCGGCTTCTACGCCTGAAACGCTAACTGTCTTGGCATGATCGACTGTGCCAACAGCGCCTGTGCCCAAAACCCCAGACAGTGCAACAGTGCTACTGTTTACAACAGAGCCAACTGCGCCCGTAGCCAGAACACCCGACAGAGCAACCGTCTTGGCATGGTCAACAGAACCAACCGCGCCCGTAGCCGCTACGCCCGTGAGGGCAATCGTTCTGTCAGCTACAACAGTGCCAACAGCACCCGTTGCTAAAGTGCCATCCTCGCTTGGACTGTTTGTCTCAGTAACATCCCCAACCGCGCCCAAAGCGCCAACGCCTGAGAGAGCAACAGTGAGTACGGGCGACGCAGTGCCGACCGCACCTGAAGCGGCAACGCCTGTTGCATCGAGAGTACCGCCCCAGCCATTACTCCCCCACGCGCCGTCACCCCAGCCGAGAGACATGGCTTACCTTTTAGGTTGTGGACAAGCGCAGCAATGCGGTTGACGTTGTGTTGGAAGGCATGGTCAGTGTGAATGTGCCAGCCGTGATGGTCTGTGAGCCAAATGTGTGAACAGACACAGCCTTATTAGACTGCGAGCTGTTGTAAATCAGAACCGCATCAAACGCTGTGCTCAAAGTCACAGTCGTGTAAGTGATGGATGCTGAAGGTGTCCAGTAAGCCACGCCCGCAGTCGCAGAACTGTTGGTGGCAATAGGCGCCGTAGCGTTGGTCACAGTCACGCCGCCCGCTGTGTAGCCCGTACCAGTCACTTCATTGGTGGATGAGTAGGCTGTGGTAGCGGCATTAACAGTAGCGGATGTCAGGTACAAAGCCGCTTTAAACGTGTCGGCAGTTGTTGCCGCACGGATGGGTGCTGTACCGAAATTGTGGGTGGCCGTCATGAGTTCGCCCATGAACGAAGTGCACATGCTTTGAGTGTTAGCGATGATAGTTCCTTTCGTGTGCTATGCCCATCTTACGTTTGTACTCTATGCCCGCGATTTTCACCACGGATGAAACTTATGTGCCCTTGAGACACTCCAAGAAAAGCTGCAATTTCTCGCTGTAGCCCCGGAGCAGTTTTTGCAAATTCAACTTGTTGATCTGTTAATTTTGCTCTGCCATGTGACTCACCAATACGCATACGCATTTTTCTTTTAGCGTCTTGCATATTTTCTTTTCTTGTTCCAAGACTTAAGTGTGCTGGATTTACGCAAGCGGGATTATCACATGAGTGCATAACATCACGCGAATCCAAGTCGCCATTAAAAAGTCTGTATGCTGCACGATGTGCCAGCTCATTTCTGGCAGGAGTTCTAAAAAGTCCGTAGCCATTCTTCATGCAATAGGCCTCCCACATCCAGCAGCCATTTTCCGCTTTATGTACTTTTGACATAAAACGTTCAGCTTCTGGCATCCGTGGTTTCCCCGCCATGGTGGCTCCTTATGCAATTGAGGCCGCTTCAGCAGCCATGTAAGTTAATGGTTTCTTCAAAGTCACATGTGCAGAACGGTGAACCAACTCACCCTCTAGCCAGTACTCCACCCAAGTGGTGTTCTCGTTGTCATTATCCACGACCCCTTCTCTTTTCTCAAGAAGAGAATCATCCATTTCGCCTTTAGTAGTCGTGACTAGCATGTGTGTCCTTAAGAGATGCGCACAATGGCGCTGTTTGAGTTGGCTACTGGGAATTCAACTGTGAAGCTTGTGCCGCTTACTGTCTTGTCCGAACCAAAGTCAAGGATGGCCACAGACTTGTTACCCTGCGTGGCGTTGTAAATCAGCGCGGCTCTGGCCGTAAACGAAGCTGATGCCCACGATGTGTTGGCAAACGAGATGTATGCCGTTGGGATGCCATAGCTGTTGTTGTCTGCCGTAGGAGAGACGCTGATGACCAGCGTGTTGCCCCCTGCCGTATAGCCTGTGCCCACCACTTCGTTTAGGGTTGAGTACACCGTTGTCGTAGCGTTTAGGTCGGCTGCAGCTGTGTACAGCGCAATCTTGAACGTGTTGGCTGATGTCGGGCCAAAGTTGTGTACCGCTTGCAACAGTTCCGTTTTGAACGATGTGGTCGATGTTTGAACAATACTCATGCCACGCCTCTATTCTGGGGCAGGGGTGCGACACGGAATTGGCCGCTTCTGTAACTGTCAGAACGCTCCAGACCATCACCCAAACGTTTAGCCAACTCAAGCGCTTCTTTGTACTTGCCGTCGTACAGTTGCATCATGTCGGTCTCACCCTTCATGAATGTGTACGCTTCCACCAGAGTGCCGTACAACAGTACGGAGTCAAAGTTATCGCCCAGCCATGATGTGCCAGCAGTTACGATGGACTCAGGGTAGTAGAAGTAGTGCAACTCAACGGTGTACGTTGCGTCAGGTGTTGGGCCAAGAATAAAAGACAACTCGTTTGCAACGGCTGAATTGGGGCCGAACAAGGCGTAGTACTTGGGGATGGCCGTATCCGTGGGCTGTGGATATGCCTGACGGATAAAGTTCACATCCTTATTGAGCAAGTACTCGTACGCGCCTGTCGCATCCACCACCGCCAACGAAAAGGTTGACAAGTAGTCCAAAGGGCAAGACAAGTACTTGTTGTTGGCCGTGATCGTGCCCGTGACATTCTTGCGAAGAGACGGGAACTGTATTGTGTTGTAAATGCGCTGCTCGGCCTGCTGGATGAACGTGTTCATCTCAGCGGTCTCAAACGTGTTCTCCGTGTAATCGGAGACGGCAGTTACAAGCTGGGCGTAGTTCATGTCTTAAGCCATCGGGCCGCGAGCCATCACACCTTTAGTGGCGCATCCTGTACCGCGAATCTTGATGCCTGAAGTCTTTGTGCCGGGATAGGGGTTGCTACGCTCGTTGGCCAACGATTGATTGGCTTTCAAAGCTTGCTTGACCGGCATCTCACCAACGATAACCGTTGGTTCTTTTTTGGGTTGTCTGTATGTAGCCATCTTAGCCTCCACGACCAACAGAGCGCTGGTTCATCACCTTGGCCATGTTGCGGCCATACTTGAGCATATCGCCGTTGGTTTTACCACCAGCTTTGAGCTTTGTAGGCTTTTTGCCGGGGTGCATGTTTTTCTCATGCTTGCCCACAGCAGACTTAATCATCTTCTTGTCTTGGGCTAAATCTTTCTTGTCCATTTTAGGCTCCTATCGTTACCGTTACTGTACCAACTTGCACCGCTAATGCCAAGTAGTTTGGCGTTAGTCCGTTATCAAAATTTCGTGATCCACCAACAGGGTTCCAGCCCCACTGAATGTCTCGCGAACCACCCGTCAAAGACCCTTGCGAGTTTGGCCCTGCCGTCACGTACGTTGTATCGCGACGAGGATTACGCACTGCTTGTGGATCATCCACTGGGTACATACCCAGTTGCAACTGCGGCTGATCTGGATCCCAACACGTAGGGCACACAAGCAAATTGTAAAGCTTTGTCTTGAGAACTTCTTTCTTTAGGGCAGTTAACTTAAACTGAAAGCCACAGCGATCGCACATGGCGATACTGTTCTTGCCAGAAGCAAACCGATTGCCCATTTACGTACCGCTTCCAATGAACATCTGACGGGGCACAAACCGAACAGCGGCCTTCTCACGGTCTTCGTCCGAAGCCAACTGCCAAGCCTCATCGTACTGAGCTTTGAGCACATCAAGGCGCTGTGCGCCATCGGGAATCTTCAAAGCCAAGTAGTACGCCAAACCTGCCACCATGCAGTTCAAAAATCTGAACGGTACATCCATTGTGTTTACACCGCCACCAGCATCGTCAATACGGCGCATGCGCCAGTACACGAGTTGATACGTTTGGCTATTGTCAGGAGTCGGCCACACAGTGATCGAGGGCAGGTTTTGTGCGTACACAGGTGCGCTGATGGCGTGCCCTGTCGCTGTTGTTCCTGCTTGACCGCGTGTGCAGTACAGCAGTTGGTTACCGCTGATTGAGCCGTAGTTGATGGTCTCTGCGCCAATCAAAACAAAGCCTGTGGTTGCCAAACCCGCAGTAGAAGCTACTGTGATGGTTGTGTCTGTGGCTGTAATGGCCGCTGCCAAGGTTGTGCCGATGGCAGAACGCTGGCCATCTAAGCGCTGAAACCACAACTGAATGGGGCGAGCTTGCTGAAGCTTGTTTGGAATCGTGGCATACGTAGAAACACTGATACGTGTGATGGTCAGGTCAGCTTGGGTAGACGCGCTACCAGCGCCTGTACGGATCACATGTTCTAGCAAATCCACGGTGTCTGTCGGCAAAGCGTATGTGGCAAGCCCCGGAGTCAGGTTGATTGTGCCCTGCTCAAAAGTCCACATGTTGATGCCGCGGTTTGCCCAATCGGCAAACATCAAGTTCAAGGAACGGCGAGCCGTGCGCAGGTCATAGCCCGTACGCAACTCCGAGCCGCATCGCTCAAACGCTTCTTCAACGATCTCAGCAAGATCGAGGTTAAAAGATGCTGTTCCTGAGATGGTCATCTAAATCCTGCCGTTTTCTTTGCAATCGTTTTAGGTTGCGCTACGAATTGCTTTCCGGCTTTTTTGCCGGCACGTTTTGCTTTGGTAGTCGCAGCGTATTCCGCAGGGCTGAGAGATTTGATCGCAGCTTCTGGAAGATAGCGCTCGCCTGTTTTACTAGACGGTTTTCCACTCTTGGTTCTCCATTTCTGGTCGCCCCAATCCTTTAAGGATTTTTGAGGCGCTTTCAATCTCGGTAACCCCCGCCAGCTTCCTTGTACTTCTTGGCAACAAGCTGTGCTTTACGTGCTGACCATTGACCTGCGCCTGTGCCATGCGTTGCCGCGGCTTTGACCTGAGACACAATCTTCTTGCGAAGACCGGGCTTGGTGTAATTGCCTGCTTCGTTGACTTTCCCACCGTCTTTGTATTGAGTAAAGTCAGTGTCGTCACGGCGTGCTTTTTTCACGCCCTTGGGCATTTTGGAGGGGGCAATATCCCCCATCCCACGGCTGGCCATCATGGTCTTAGCAGGTCTTGCCGCCGTAAGCCATCTTCTTGGTCATGCCACCCTTTTTCATACCCAAAGGAGTGCTGCCCTTCATAGAGACCATAGTGCCCTTGGTCTTGCCTTTAGAAGCAATACCGTCACGGCTAGGAGCCGCTGTGCGCACTGAACCCATTTTGGCAGTAGTGATGCCATTGTTTTTTGTAGCCATGATCGATCCACCTTCTTTAAAAAGAGCCATTTTCCCGTGATTGGTTTTTGGCTTATTTACACCTTGAACATCTGGACGGGTTCTCCCGCCAGAACCAAACTTCTTACCCTTATCCGCATCGTTGAAGTCTTTTCCAACGCTTTGCGGTACTCCAACCTTTTTGGCAAACGCAGGGTTGTGCGCTATAGCCGCCATAAAGTTGTGTTGTTTTTTGCTTGTGCTAGGCATGTCAAACCTTAATGATCCAGCCCTTGCCAAACACAAAACCGACAACAATTAGGCCAATCCAGATCAGCGCTTTTTCTACAACGGTCTTACCAACCTTTTTGTAAAACTCGCTAGACATCTCTTCAAGGGCAATCTTTGCCGCTTTCTTAGCAATAGCTTCTTCGCGTTCGGTTAGCGTAATGTCAGTCATATCAGCAATTCCAAGCCCGAAGGCTTTTGTTGATGCGGGAGTTCGGGTCTTTCTTGGCCTTCTCTCCGGTCAGCTTCTTCTTCATGCCTTCCATGCGGGCGCAGAAAGAGTCGCGGCGTTTGCCGCCCTCGGGTTGAGGACGCTTCAAGCCCGGCTTGCCGGGGTTTGCCTTGTTGTACGAGGCCCGTCCCTTGGCGTTCAAGCCGCCCTTCTCGGACTTCCCCTCTTTGCGTTGCCATGCTGGAGATTTAGCCATAAAAAATTGTCACCGCGTCAGCGTTGCCTGTATCACAATAAATACCGTTTACTGCGCGAATACCTTCAGCCGGAATCACAACGGTGTGTGCACCAGCGGCGGTTACGCCCACTCTAAGTAAGACTGTGCCAGAAGCGGCGGATGCGTTGTCATAGAAAGTAACAGGGGTTGCTCCGCCCGTACCCACAGACACGTACGCACCTTTGAGACGGACAGGATATGCAACCAAGGCTGCATCTGCCGCTGTGTACGCGCTCTTTACGTCATATTGCATCGTCATAATCAAGCTCCTTTAAAAACGGGGCCGAAGCCCCTTGGGTTGATTAAGCGGCAACAGCGCCATTCAAAGCAACAATAGCCCAACCAGCAGCGGTGTAGATCAGCATGGCAGACTCACCAACGCCAGTGAAAGTAATGGTTGTAAAACCAATTTTAGTTGTAGGGGTCAAAACAGCAGAGCCGCCATCCACAACGTGGGTAATGATCTTGATTTCGCCAGCAGTGCCGTTAGCCAAAGTCAAAGCTTGTGCCGCGCCTGTGGTTGTCAAAGCAGTGAAAGCGCTAGTAATGTTGACTGCGCCAGCGCCAGACAAAGACTGAACGCCTAGAACAACGTCAGTACCGAAAGAAGAATTGACAGTGACAGCGCCAGTGGTGCTATTTACAGTGACTGATTGAAAGCCGTTCTGCGAGCGAACTGGGCCGTTAAACGTGGTATTTGCCATGATGTTTCCTTACATGCAAGTGGGGGTGCTCTGTCTGCATGTCGTCAGCCGGGACTGTCAGAACACCGGATAAGCCCGGATTACTGTGTTTATATCACGGCGTTTCTGTGTGTGCAACAAGTTTGTTGGACTTCTTTAAATTTTCTTCTTGCGTGATAACACGCAAGTTCCATGGCACATGCAGGCCACACACTATGGGGTTGATTAACGGCACTATGTGATCTACAACATACCGCTCCCCCGTAATTTTTGTAAGTTGTGCGGCTTGTTCATAAAGATGCCGCATCGTCTGCTTCTGCACCTTTGTGATCCAAGGTGGTGTTGCGTTACGGTGGCGGCGCTTGCGTACATTATTCAAAGTTGTGTAGTACTCAGGAAACTTTTCTTTATGTCTACGTTTGTAGTTTTGTTTTTCTTCTAAAGGGCGTGCGTTTGCTCTGGCAACCACGGTTTCTTTGTTTCGCTTGTAGTACTCCTGCTTAGCGGTTACGCCAGCGTCAGACTTGTTGTATTGACGAAAGTATTCGGCGCGTTCAACACTACCCTTGGCCCATTCGACTTTCAAACACTCAACACACGCGCCTTTAGTTTTGCGTGGGGCTATGTGCCCGTGTTTGCATGGCTGTCCAGTGAAATAGTACTTACTGCCGGTTTTCTTTGCTTCTTCCCGTGTGGCGGGCATGTTGGATGTGTCCATTGTTTTCTCCTGAGTTACGATACAGGTAATGATAACACAATAAAAAAGCCACCCGAAGGTGGCTTTTAGAGGGGTCGGAGAGATTAAGCTCCGGCTGAACCCCACATACCCAAAGGATCTGACCAGCCAAAGGAATAACGCTCACGTGCTTTGTAGCGAACGTTTCCAGTATCAAAGTCTCCGTCCATTGAGTTAGCCAAAGGCATACGCTCAAAGTGCTTCATGCCGTTTGGCACGTCGGTAATCAAATACCAGCCGTTGCTGTCGGTCAAGAAGTGGTTAACGGTGTAACCTTCTGGGATTGCGCCCATCTGCTTCAACGCGTTGATATCGTTGTCAGCAGTTTGTACACGCAGTTCAGTGTCAAGCAAACGCTTGGCAACGAACATCAGTGCTGGAGGAATCACCATTTTACGGGGCTTGGCGGCGATCAACAGACCGCGCTCATCAGTCCATGCGGCGATTTGAATCACAGCATTTTCCAAAGAGGTTTCGTTCAAGTCAACACCAGTAGTTGGGCTGTTGAAGTTCACACCACCGTTAACGAGTGGGTGACCAACACGAACGCTAGAGGAGTTCACACCGAACAAGGATACGCCGTCACCACCGAGGTAGCTACCGCTGAAGCCGTTGTTGATAACGGAAGCAGCTTTAACTTGCTTGGTGTAAGACATGGCACGGGCCAAAGCCTTGGTGTAACGTGCAGACAAAGAGTCATACAAGTTATCTTCCACAGCTTCTTCAGTAATACTGAAGCCCAGAGCGATAGTCTCGTGGTTGTAACGTGCGGTGAAAGCTTCTTGCGCATTGTCATAAGCAATGGCAGAGCCTTCGTTCTTGACGGGAGCAGAACCAAAGCCCGCAAGCTTTGTCTCTTCTTCGAAGCTACGCTCAGATTTCTCTGTTTCGTAGATTTCTTTGTGCTCTTCGCCGTAGCGTGCGTATTCCATACCGAACAAAGCGTTCAGGCCGGGGAGCAACTCTTTCAATAGTTGTGCGCGTGAAATTGCCATGGTAGTTTACTCCTTACAGGCCAACGTTGTTTAAGTACGAATGGGCACTGGGATTGAATTTAACAAACACATCAGTATACGCATCGCCAATTTCTGAGAAGCCTTCCAGTTCAACAAAACCAACAATACGGAAAGCCGCGGCAGTGGTTACCACGGTTGATTCCAAAGCGCTGGTTGAGTTGCCTGTGGTAGTCGACCCAGTTGAAGTGCTCTGTACAGCGGCAAAGAAGGTGTTAGTGCCCAAAGCAGATTGACTGGCAGAACCGTCAAGCTGTGCTTGGAAGGTAACAAACGGGTCAGTGATGACCTTGGCTGTTACTACACCGGTTGTGCCGGAAGGATAGTACTGAGAGTTAATCACTTGACCTTGTGCATTGACATATTCGCAGCCGACGAAAACGCCGATTGCACCTACGCCGTTGCCGCCAAGGTTGTTAGTCGTAATGTCGGCACCAGTGGCAGTAGAGATGGCTAGATAGCCGTCCGAACCAATGATGACTACTTGACCGTAGAAAATGTTGGTGGCTTCGCCAGCAGGATCAATCAGAAAAGTCTGAGTTGCGCCTGCGTAGGGCATGCCATCAACGCGGTTTACGGGGCGAAGCCCGTAGGGAGAAGCGGTAGATGCCATTTAAGGACTCCTAAGTTATTTAGAACCAGAACCAAACCCACCACGAGTTGTTGACGACTTGCGTTCGGCAAACAACGGCATGCGTGAGTCATTTTGTCGCATGAAGCTATTGTCTACTGAGTCCATCTGGTTTTGAGCTTGCTGGTTATAGTACTCATCACGGGCTTCCGCTTTTTCTCTGGCTATCTTGCAAAGCATGAGGCCACCGATTTCCACGTTCCCAGATTTTTCATTACCCATCATCATCAATTCCGGATGGTCAGCTGCCTTCACCGGCTCCCAACCTTCACGCATTCTGCGTGATACATTGGTCACTTCCGACTGTCCCAGCACATGAGTCGCTACCCAGCGATACACGTAGCCCGGTTCAGGCGTTGGATCAGGCAAGTTTGTCGGCGGTACGTATACAGCACGAGCAGATTTTTCGCGTGACACCAAGTCACGATTTGTACGGTTTTCAGCCATTCGATTTCTCCATTTTTACCAATTCAGCAGCGTATTGCTGCGGGGTTAAGCCAAACTTTTTTGCCAACGAGACTTGCGTTGGGCTTAGTTGGACTCTTTTTGCGCCTGTCGAACGAGTCGCAGAGGCAACAACCGTGGAAGGCTTTCTGGAGCCATCGCCGGACTTCGGCCTGCTTTGTCCACCGAAAACATCAGGGAACGTAGCTTTCATGCGAGCATCAATGCGCTCGAAATATTCGTCAGAGCGGGGGTCTATTCCCGAGTTCACTAGTTTTTGATGCAGCCCTAGTGAAAAGCTGGTGAGTTCCTCGTACCCGGGTGATCCGAACCACTGGTTTCTTGCCTGCCAGCGCAGTGTTTTGTCATCCGGTTGGACTTGTTCGGGTACTTGTTGACTAGTTTGTACTACATCAGAATCATATTGTAAAGGGGTTGGACGGAAATTTTTTGCGGCTGTTGCACGCATCTTCGCATCGGCCAATTCCTCTTGTGCAGTAATGATTGCATCAGTGTCAAACGCTTCGTGTGCTTCCTTGAGCTTTTTACGGGCCATAGCCAATTCAGCTTCGGTTGCACTTTGAATCGTGGCGGCATACTGCTGCTCACCATTATTCACGTATTGTTTAAGCTTGTTGTTCTCGGCCAACAGGTGTTGGGCCATTCTCTCAAGCTCTTGTTTTTCGCGCATTGTCGCTTCTTTGATACGGCGCTCATCGTGACGGGCATGAGTGAGTTCCTTGATGCGCTTTTTAACGCCCTCAGAGTAATTCTCAATTTCGTCATCGGTTGGATCGGCCACTTCACGATCCAATGGCTTGCGGCCACGGTCACGTTCGGGTGTGTCGTCTACGATCTCTATTTCAACATCAGCTTCAGACGTTTCCGCGGGTGCGGAGCTGTCCTCAATTTCGTCGGGAAACTTATATTGTTCAGGCATGTTTATCCTTTATGCGCGGGTCAAACCGCGGGGGTCTTGCACAACAGCATCAATTTGGTCATCATTGATGAGACGGAACTCCTTACCAAAGATTTTGAATCTTGTGCCGGAGTAAGTACGCACTAACACAAAGTCGCCTTCTTTACACCATGCGCCTGTGGGGAACTTGGTGGTGTCTTTGTACGCATCGGGGCCTACACGCAATACAAACAGCACCGTGGTGGCGTGTTCTTCTTGACGCATAGTGGCTGTATCTCTCACGAGATCAAGGGACGTACCTGCAATCTTTGCTTCAACTTCAGGCACGATGCAGAGAATCTTCCAACCTGTTGGGGTCGGTAGCGCTCCGGCTTTAGTCTCATCCGTATCGTCCTCTTCAGGCTGTTCAACGGGCTGAATACTTTTAGGCAAGACAATGCCCGGTGGCAAAATGAGTTCACTCATCGGATTGTTCAACTTTCTGTAGCAGGTCAAGGAGATAACGCTCTGCAAGGGCTAGACCCGAAATAATCCCGCAGAGTTTTTGGTATTCATCAAATGATCGACATGATCCCGCAGCCAAGTCATCTGCGTAGTTGTTCATGTCAGTGCGTATTTTGTCGCGCAATACGGATGCGAATTCTTGGATCATTTGGGTTCCTTGTTATTGGATGTGCTTTGCAAAGCAGTTGTGCGGGCTTGCAAATCCATTTCTTTCTGACGCTTAGAAATTTCAGAGCCTAGCTTCACGCCTGCAAACTCTTGGTCAAACTGTTGTTTGGCCTTGCTCTCGTTAATCTGCGCACCGATGCGCATACCTTCAAGTTCTTTGTCACTGCGCATCTTCTCCGTGTCCAACTCCAGCTTGTCAGACTTAGCCGTGATGTCAGCCACCATCTTCTGGGCATCAAGCTGTGCGGCTTGCTGTTTAAGCTGGAAGTCTTGTTGCATCTTCTGCGCTTCCATTTGCAAGCGTTGTTGTCCCAACTGGATGTTGGCCTGAACTTCTTGCTGCTTGACCTGCATCTCAGCTTGCTTGAGTTGCAACTCTTGCTGTTGCATCTGGATAAGCGGGTCTTGCGCTTGTTGCTGTGCTTGCTGTTGAGCCGCTTGTGCTTGGTTCTGTTGCAACATTTGCTGTGCGGCCTGCGCCATCATGCCGGCCATTGCGTTGGCAATCTCTGTTGGCAACTGCTCGTCTTCTTTTGGTATCGACATGCCAAGTTGTTTTTCCAACTGCAACTTGTACTGGAACCCAACGTGCTCTGCGATGTGTGCAGTCAGCGCCGCTTGAATCTGAGGAGCCTTGGGGTTCTGGCCGATCAACTGCATGACTGTTGGGTCTTGCATCATGCTGGTGTGAACAGCGATGTGCGCTGTGTGGTCTTGCTCCACAAACGCTTGGATTGGCTCGCCCTTGAGCACAGCCATGTTCTCCGCCACGGGATCTTTGGGTTTCTGATCGTCTGGCAAAGGCACAAGCTTGTCTGCGTTCTTGATGCCAAGCACTTCAAGCATGTTGCGGTGCAACTGTGGCAAGTCATAAATGTCTGGAGCCATCTGCGCCATCTGAATGACGGCTTGATACTGCACCACACGCTGGCTCATGGTGGCCGCATTGGGGTCAGACACAGGGATAACTGCTACAAGTGCGTAGTCAGCTTTCTTGGCTTTGGGGCCGTCATCGCCTTCTGGCTCGTATGTGTATGAGTCATCTGTGTAGTCACGGATGATGTCACGAAGCAGTTGCAACTCTTGCTTCAACGCATAGTGCACACGGGCTTGAACCGCCGTCATCACTTTAAGCTGGCGCTCAAGGAGGGCTAGCGTTGTGCCCACGGGGGCTTGCGCACTCATGTCAGACACTTTCATATCTGCAGTTGCGGCAAACCTACGGCCTTCGTCTACGATCTTATCAAGGAGCGCTGCCAACACGGCAGATGGCTCTTTGTACGGCAGGGGCAGGATGCTGTCACGGATCGTGCCAGAGCCAATATCTACATCACGGAATTCACCCGGTGCGATTGGCGTGTCGTCGCCCTTGATGCGCAAACCACGGGACTTCAAACCACCGGGCAAGTTGGACAGCGTGCCAGCGTCAATCAACTGACGCATGATGCTTGTCGCAGACTTGGCAAAACCGCCGATCAGGTGGAACAGACCGAAGCCATATGCACCAAAGCCGGGGATGTACTGGTAGTGCACAAAGTGCTGGCGCTTGAGTTTGAGGGGGTCATCTTCTTCCCAATTACGGCGGATGGCCAGCACATCGTTTGTGCCGCGGATGATTGTCACCACGTATGGCAGAGCAATGCCTGTAGGTTCTCCGTCATCGTCCAAGTCCTCATGGCCCTTAATGTCCAAGTCCACATGGCACTCAAGCAAAGTGAAGCGGTCGTCGTTTAGATCACTAAAGCCTGTCTCTTTGTCCTTGGCTTTTTGAATGTCGCCAACAACCTTGTCGGGTTCGCCCAGATCAACTTCGCAGTAAAAGCCCGCTTGCTGTAGTTTCAAAATCTCATTCTTGGTCTTGCGCATGACGTGCGTGACGCGGTAGCAAGTCTGAATGTCTGATGTGCCATAGGGCAAGATCATGTCTTCTGCTGGAATAAAGATCGACACTTGACGGCCAAGCGCGGGGTCGAAGTACACCTTCTTAAACGCAGAGCCCGTAGCTGGCAGTGACCACAACATGCGCTCATGCTCTGGACGGAACTCCACCATCTTCTCAGTCAACTGGTAGTTCATGTCCGCTTCTACGCGAACAGCCGCTTCTTGTTTCTGCGGTGTCTCTTTACCAAGAATTTTGGTACGTACAGGGCCTTGCGCAGGGAATGTCTCAGTGATTGTCTCAGACTGAAAGCGCACAACGGCTTCTGTAATCATCGGGTGGAACACGCCAGATGCGCCGTTCCAAGGCTCTGTTCTTTCTTCCATCTGCAAACCCAAAAGCTTCAAGCCTTCTGTGTATGCTTTCTCCCAATCCTTGCGGGAGTTCTTGTCTTGCTCAATGTCCCCCGCCAAGTCACTGGCCAGCGTTGCCAAGGCGCTCTCGTCCATGTACTCAGCAAGGTTAGCATCAAAGTCTTCAGCAGACGGCTCTGCCGGCTCGATCTCAATCTCCATGCCATCTATGCCAATCCGTACAGCTTCAGGATCAACGATCTCAATCTCGATGGGAGACTCGTCCTGCGCTAACTCTTCGATGCCTGTTGGCGACTGGTACAGCGCCTTGTCAATGTTCGTTGCCATGTGTGTTCCTAATAGTATGCGTACGACTTGCGGCGGAAGTAATCAGGGTCATCCTTCGCATCCGTGTTCAAAGTGATAAAGCCGCCTTGCCTAAAGCGTAGCAGCGCCTGTGTGGTCGTGTCCACGAAGTCATCGTGCTCCCCAACTGGGAAAGCCGCCATCTCTTCGATCACTTCTCGTGCCCATCGTGTGTCCGGTGCCCAGACCATGCCAGAGGCAAACAAATCAGCCACTGCGTTTAATCGTACCATCTTGTCGTTGCCACGGCTAGGGTTTGTTTCCTGCACAGGAATGTCCATGGCCCGCAGTTCTTGGATCAGTGGCGCACCAGCGGCCTTCTTCTCCACGATAAACGCGTCTGGCTCCCACTCTTTGTAGTGCTTAAGCGCTGTGGCCTTCAGATCGGGGAACGTCATGCGGTCTTTGAACGCATCCAAGAGAATAATCTGCGTTGCGTCCTTCTCTTCTTCGTTGAAAAACACGCCCCATGTGGTGCACGCTGAATAGTCAGAGTTATTCTTGGTCTCAAACGCCGTATCCCACGACTGAATGACGTAGTCGCACTGCGGTGGGTCTTCGTGCTCCCATATTCGCCACATCTTGCGCCCAACGATGGCCGAATTCTCAGAAGTGGGCTGCTGCATGTACTGCGCGTTCCAATACCTAGGCTCAATGGACGCTTTTGTTGCTTTAAGCGCGGTCAGTGGCCACTGCTCAGGCCACAATGACTTCTCGTCCTCGGTGTCTTCGTGCAATATGGCCGGAAGCTCCACAATTTCCCAAGGAATGGCTTCTGGGTTGCGTGCTTGGTAGTCAATCAGGCGCCCAGTGAGGTCTAACAGCGACCATCTGGTCATAATCACAATGATCGCACCACCGGGCATCAAGCGCTGAAGTGGGCCAGTCTGGAACCAAGACCATGCAGTGTCAAACGCAAGGCGGCTATTGGCTTTTACGTCCTGTTCAGAGTGTGGGTCATCAATAACGAACAGATCAGCACCACGACCGGCCAGTGCACCGCCCACACCAGCAGCATAGTACTGACCGCCAGCAGAAGTCGACCACTTTCCTGCGGCTTTTTGGTCATCTGCCACCATTGTTTGAGGAAAAACTTCACGGTACTCCTCCGACTCGATCAAATTTCGCACCCTACGGCCAAAGTCCTCAGACAGACCCGCGGTGTGCGTGCCCATGATAATTTTCTTATTAGGGTATTTACCTAGGAAGTACGCAGGGAACAGGTATGAGCTGAACTCAGACTTACCCATACGTGGCGCAATGTTGATAATCACGCGCTTTTTCTTGCCCTCGACCACATCTGTGAAGATTTTGGCAAGCTTCCTGTGGTGCGGCCCGATCTTAAAGCCCGGATAGACGCTCTGAGCAAACCCCAGCATGTTTGTTTTGGCCGCTTGCAAGCTAGCGCGGGCTTCGCGCATCTCCAAGTCTTGGAAGAGCTCCATCTTTTCTTGCAGTGTCATGTGCGGAAGCGCTTTGGCCATGGCCTCGAGCTCCAGCTTGCTGAGCGTTGTGAACTTCTCAGTCTTCATCGGACTTCTCTTCAGACACATCAACCACATCAATCACGCCCATGAACCTATTGAGCTTGTCCTTGATGCGGGTCTCAAGCTCTACGTCCGTCATCTCAGTCTTCTTAACCTCAACACGCTCTGTAAAGAGCGCCACTTCCGTAACCTTACCCAACATGTCTAGCGCCTTGAGCCGGATACGGGCGTCTGGGTGTTCTACTTCTTCGAGGATCTTAGCCACGGCAAAACCGCGCAGTTCTTTGGCCTGCTCCACAAACGCCCAGTCGTAGGCTGTGAGCATTCCCACTAGGTGCTGGACTGCCGCTGGAGCTTTGACGGATGTTAGCGCTTGTTGTGTTGTTGCAACGGACTGGCCTGTGACTAGGCTTGCAAAAGACTTACGCGCTGCTTGGGCGTCTGCCTTGGTTTCAATTTCTTCATCATCTAACCCCAAGTCCTTGAGCCAGTCTGCCGTCTTGACTTTGGCGTCGATCGTAGTTGTGGGGTCAGCTTTGTCAAACGGCAAAAGCGTAGCCGCAGTCATGTCGACCACGTCTGGGTGAAATTCGCCGTGAATAAGATGTTCTAGCATTGCGTAGGTTGGCACCGGAGCTGCCCCTACGGGCGCTCACTTGGCGCTTGTTGCCTCGTTGCAGTTAGTGTACACTTCTTTTCGGCAATGGTGCAAGTTTTTTGTTCTGTTGCTTCTCCTTGAGGTTCGCCTCCTTGTGGCCCCGGTCTAACCACCGGGGCTCTTTTTTATGGGCAATGTCAAACCTTGGACAAGAGTCTTTGAAAATTTTTATAGTGGGGTGGGGGGTGGCGTTTTGGCGTTGGGGAAAATGAGTTTCTGTATTGAGGGGGTGGGGTTTGAGATTTTGAAAAATTGTATTTGCGGGTGAGGAACAGTGTTCACGTGACGACCTGCCGCCCCCTTGATTTAGGGGGGATGGGAGTGGGGTGGGGTTCGCCAAAACCCGAAAAACTAGGCAAAAAACGATTCAGACTGCATCGTTTTGGGGTAGCTCAACCCCTATCGGAAGGGGGTGTATGCACAATGGAGACAGCCAATAGGGATTCGCCCTGAGGCAACAATGACATTTCAAGGAGAAACACCATGTCAAAACAAAACGAAACCAAAGCCTTTGCAGTACTCAACAAATTCGCTGACTCTCGTGTAGCGCTTATCCAAGGCATGAAGGATGCAGGATTCGAGACAATCGAGGAGTGCGAGCCCATCGTCATCAAGTGGGCGTGTGCCAAGGTAGGCGCTGAGTGGCAGATCAAGGCGGAGAAGGTTCGCTTCGTCAGCACACACCCAAAGTACAACACGGCAAAGACTGTCAAGAATGACATCATGCTCATGCTCAAAGGCACGACACGCCATGCACAATCAAACGGCAAGGCTGAACCTGCTGACAAGGTCACAAAGATTATTGAAGCTTTCAACAAGCTCACACCCGCAGAGCAACGCAAGGTTTTGAAGGCGCTGTCTGCATGAATCCGATTCAGACTGAATCGCTTTTCCCCCCGAACCGCACAAGAGAGAGGCTTGTGCGGTGTTTCATTTCTTGTCCAATGCGTTTACACGCAAACCCTAAACCACTTCAAAGGAACCATCATGCGTAACTACTTCATGCCCGTCATCAAAGATGTCAAGACCGTTCAACTAGGTGCAACACGCTACTCACTCCAATACTATTACCCCAATGGCGGTAGCAACTATGTCGTCTATGTATACAAGCGAGACGCCCTGCAAGAACGAGGACGCACCTACACCCCTCAACAGTTCGATCAATGGCTCTCCAAGCAACGCATACAAGGCGATCTCTTTGATTACTGACTGCCAAAACCGATTCAGACTGAATCGTTTGAGATTATTGAAGTCAATAATCTTCGTTTTGTAAACTGTCCGTGTGTATTGCCTACTTGCTAAGAAGCGTGTAACCCCGCAACCCGCATGAACATTGGCGTGGCTCAATTTGCGTCCAATATATATAATTTTTTATTTATTTATATATATATAAGAGAGTATTTATGGGGGTAAGCATTTCTCCATTCTCTTGGACAAGCTTTTTTGTCCATGCCTTTTAGCACTTCAGAAAAAAACTATATACAACGGACACTTTTCGCTCAACGCTAGTGTTCATGCGGGTTCAGACCTTACACGCTTCTTAGCAACTACCCAACACACACGGACATTTCATGGTAAACTTACCTACTTCTTCTCTATTGGATCAATTATCATGTACGAAGACTACATCAACCTCACCCCAAACGAGCTTCATCAAAGATTGGTGAAGCGCAAGATGCACCCGCAAGCCATCAATCAAATCAAAGATGAGGTGGCAAAGCTCAAAGAAGCAAGGCGTGTGAACCGCATCACGCTGACCCATCGCAAGGCAGAGTGGGCGAATGTGCTTGACCCGCTACGCTACGAACTCAATAGCGCCAAGGTTGGACGCAAGTATGACCTGACCGATGAAGCTAGGGTTGAAGCGTTCGATGCCTACATTGCAGTCATGGAGAAGGTCTTAGCCAAGCTGATGCACCCATCCAAGCTACTCGAACAAACGCCCATGCAGATAGCCAAGGAACACAACGCCCAAGGCAAGGGCTCTCCCATCACCAACGATGGTGAGCATTGGACTGACTGGGTGCCAGCTCGAATCAAGGAAAGGGTAGGGCAAGCGTTCTTCGAACTACCGCACAGACCAAAGGCAAAGCGCAAGGTTCCCTTCCAACGGGTAATGCTGCCTGACCAACACGAGGAAGCAAAGAAAAGATTATTGAAGGCGACACACAAAGAGATCGCCACGCTTGAGCGCAGACAGATGGTTGCACCAACAGACGAACGAAAGGAGAAGATCGAACGCATGAACAAAGCAATCAAGATTATTGAAGCAATGACAGACAACGAAGCTGTACCTGCAACATGGAACACGCTAAGTGGATTGGACGAAACCGATTCAGTCTGAATCGTTTTATGGGGTGTTGCTTGTGACAGAGCTGTTACCCCTGCCGATACTAAATTTTTAACCCAAGGAGAAACCAAATGAGTTCAATCAAAGTAATCAATGTCGAGGGCTACTGGCACTCGGACGCATCGCCTCTTGAGGGGCACTGTCTTGTCATGCCCAATGATTTGAGCGACTCGATGACCGACTACGCACTCAAGCATCTTGTGGACAGCAACTATGTGTTCCACATCTTCGGCTCAGGTGATCGCATCTTAGGCGACCACTCGATGTTCACCATCACGGACTACACCCCCATCGAAACAATTAACTTAGGAGCAGTGCAATGAAGAAAGCTAAACACCAAACCAACGCAGAGCTAATCAACGGGCTCATGTCATACAGCAAGCAAGGCCCCCTCATGCAAGCGTTCCTCATCGAGGCGATACGCCACTACGCAGACCAGACCAAGCTCTCACCCAAGTGGGCGAACGAGGGGTTCATCAGCGAGGCGTCATGGAGAGCGTGTGCTGACGAAGCATTGGAAGCTATCAACAACAGGAGTAAGTGATGCATGACCCCGCATACATACAGAACGAACTGTTCAAAGCATGGCGCTCAGTCATGCAAGCAGGTGACCTTATCAATACGAATGGACTGGAGACTGAGCGCCAACACGCACACAACCAAGACATTTATGAACGCTCTCTGTCCGCTGTGACAGAGGCAGGCAAGCAAGTCCTCATTGCGTATGACTTGTTAAGTGGTATCGAGAAAACAAAAACCGATTCAGTCTGAATCTTTTTATATAACTCAAGGAGAAAATCAAGTGACTACATCTAACAACACATATGACTGGCAAGACATGATGTCCATTATGGCTCAAGGTGCTCAAGCTATCCGCAATGTTGACCGTGACCTCAGACGGGCGTGGCACGCTTCGGATGACGAGGATGAGATGCAAGCAATCAGCGCCAAGCGCAACGAGAGGCACTGGATCATTCGTGAGTTCGACAGGTATCCTGCACACCCCTCTGTCGAAGCAGCTATCAAGCTCGTGCGTCCCATCAACTGGCACCTGCTACTGCTTGAGCATCCGCACATATCCCAAGGTGACCGCTCTCGTATCGCATACACACAGAACGAAGCCAAGGGCAAGCGTGACATACAGACCACAACCTCTGTCGGCAAGTACTTGACGCGTCACTTCCCCCTGCCAGATCACACCATTCGTGATCTCGTCTCACGCTATGGCTCAGCCGATACCTACAAGTTCGTGCACACCACAGCCGAGATGATCTATCACCTACACAAGGGGCCAGGCTCTTGCATGGTGTGGTCAAGCAACAAGTCTGTGCGCTGTGACGATGGTGTCAACCGACATCCATACGAGGCATACAACCCCAAGTACGGATGGCACATGGCTGTGCGTATTGCAGGTGATGAGACCATTGGTCGTGCGCTGTGTATGACTAGCCCAATAGACGGCAAGAAGTACTATGTGCGTAGCTATGCTAGACCCTCTAACGCTGGCAACTACAGCGAGACAGACAACGGCATGGAGAACTGGCTCAACGAGCAGGGCTATCAAAAGCTCCACTACTGGCGTGATGGCGAGAAGCTTGCGTATCACCCATCGAGCGATCACTTCCTTGCTCCATTCCTTGACGGCAACGAGAAGCGTGTGAGTGTTGACAGCCCCAACGAATGTTTTATCGTTGACGCCAAAGGCGAGTACATCTGCGATCAGACGGGCGGTGTGCCTACCTACGAGGACGATGACTACTTCGACTGTGAGGACTGTGGTGACCGCACCTCAGACAATGACGGGCATTGGGTCGGCTATCACGAGGACACCCATGTGTGTGAGAGTTGCTACGAGAACGACTATGTGTATGGCTATGGTCGCAATGGTCGTGAGTATTCGTTCCCAAGTGATCGCTCTGTGTACATCGACTCGCAGTCTGAGTACTACCACGAGGACTACCTTGATGACAACAACATCGTGTGTCTTGAGAATGGCAGTTACGAGCACATCGAGGAGGCTATCGAGATCGATGGCGAGTGGTATGACATTGACGATGAGCGTGTCTGCCGTGCCGAGGACACCGATGAGTATATGCTTGTCGACAACGGGTGCTGGCAATGCGAGGGGTCATGCAACTGGTACACCGACAGCGTTGACTTCGTTGAGGTAGACGGCAGTAAGTATCACCCTGACCATGCACCCGAGCAGGACGATGACGAGGACAGCGACATTTGCGTGACGCTACCGCCAGTCGTGGCTGTTGCCCCTGTCGTTACTAAGCCCGAGGCAACGATGCTGACCATGGAGATGCTGAACCTGACACATATGCTATGGGACTACTCGGTCTCTATGGAGCAGGTCACAGTCAGCCTGACATACACGCACGATGGCCACAAGCTATACGCTCAGCGCGTCTTCACACAGGAGTTCGTCAATGGTGTGGACAGGACGCAGTTCAACCGCATCCTACGCAATGAGCTGTGCACCGAGCTACTCTCTCAGGCACACAAGAACTCACTCGCAACAATCTAAGGAATCAATCATGTCTAAACGCAAATCAAAACAACAACCCATCATCGTTCGTACACTTGAACGGGCACTATCACGCAAGCGTCCACACAATACCTTCGAGGTGTCAACCTTCACATCGTGGCTGTTCGAGCATCTGCCTACTGACCTGCGTAGCTTCTGCTTCACCGACAAGGCGGGCAACCTTCATGTCGACAATCGCTTTGGCAAATCCAAGACGCTGTTCATTGCCCATGTGGATACAGTACACAAGGACACAGGTGTCAACAAGATCAAGAAGACGCAGACGCATTGGTATGCAGATGGCGCACCTCTCGGTGCTGACGATGGTGCGGGCTGTGCCATGCTCATGCACCTGATCCATGCAGGTATCAAGGGCTACTACATCTTCAGCCAAGGCGAGGAGTGCGGTGGCATCGGTGCCAAGCACATCGCTACGAACCACACCCCCTTGCTCAAGCAGTTCGACAGGGCTATTGCGTTTGATCGCAGGGGTATCGACAGCGTCATCAGTCATCAGGGTATGGGGCGCTGTGCATCAGATACATTCTGCCAAGCACTAGCCGATGCGCTCAACGAGCACAACACCAACCTCATGTACTCGCCTGACGACACAGGTGTGTACACCGACACCGCTGAGTTCACCGAGGACATACCCGAGTGCACCAACATCAGCGTTGGCTACTACCACGAGCATGGTGATCGTGAGAACCTTGACATCGTTCACTTTGCTGCCCTTGCTGTGGCTGTGGCCAAGGTTGATTGGGAGAACCTGCCCGTTGATCGTGACCCAACTGTGCCTGACTACAAGTCATACAAGTACGGCAACTACGACACCGCATGGTGGTCAGGCTATGGCGTGTACAAGGATGACAAGGACGGCAAGACATCCAAGAACAAACAGCTTGACTGGTATGACGATGACGAGTACTTCGCTACCGAGATGCTGTTCGATGCCTTGTACGATGCGCAAGCTGGGTATGCCGATGACCTGATCGCCATGATCGCTGAGTGTGTGTACCCCGAAGACCCAGACATGGCAGTCAAGTTCCTATCCAAGCGCAAGCTGACCGATGACTTATTAGAAGAGGCCAAGCAAATGGCCCGAGCTTATGACTCAGCCACTGTGCTGTGTACATTGTTTGACGCTATCCACTGTGAAGCATAACCAAGGAGAAAGAAGATGAAAGTAAGAGAACTAATCGCACTACTGAAAGAGTGCAACCCCGACAGGGAAGTGTATGTGTGGGTGGATGGTGACCGCTATCCAACGCACAGCGTTGACGGCAACTTCGATGACAACATCGTAGACATCAACGCAGATACAAGGGAGAGCAAATGAAACGCTACTACATACAAGCAAGCTATGTCGTATGGTGTGATGCCATCATCGAAGCTAACAGCGAGGAGGAGGCAAGGGATATAGCGCAAGCTATGGACGGCAGTCACTTCGAACCTAATGGTGGGGGTGACTGGGGTATTGACTGTGTAACTGAAACAGAATGGACTTATGTATGAACGGACTAGACGCACATTACAACGGGCTGTTGGCTAACTACCAACGAGGCGTTGACGAGCAAGCATATCAAGAGGAGCAACATGACAAGCTCAAGGACAAGATAGCCATGCTACTTGAGGAGAATCATCCCGCTGAACTGGAGAGGCTAACGGGTGAGGACGACACGATCTGCAAGAAGATCGTGCATGAGCTATACATGGAAGGGTTCAACGATCGCAACTGTTGGGAGCCTGAGAGGGTAGGTGACATATGGGTCATCTTCGGCAAGACCTTTGCAGGTGAGTGGATCAACGAAGACGGGGACTACATGGCCTTCGACACCAGACGCGAAGCTAACGATTACATCAAGGAGACATTCAAATGAACTACATAACGAAAACATTTACAGAGAACACAGGCGGGGGCTGTTGGGTTGACTTCATCATCCTCAAAGACGGACGCTGTATTGGGGTGAACGATGAGTGCATTGCGCTCTACGATTCGTATGAGCAGTTCTTCGATGGGCCGTTTGAAGATGTGCAGATCATTGACTTATTCAAGGAGAAGGCATGATGACACGATGGGAGAAATTTGAACGCGTACTACTTTTGTTAGCTGTAATGGTACTTATTGCCGATCTTTTTTATTGGAGACCCTATTGACTTCTGTCCAACCCTAGACAAATAATATCAACTCAAGGAGAAAATAATGAAACATACACCTTACGACACGGGCAAGGTCAAGATTGGCTTGCTCTACACACCCCCTCCCTCTATACCTACGCCCGAAGAAACTTGGGTGCAAGGCCTGTTGCTTGGCGATAGGCAGGGGATGGATGAGCTTACTCTCACCACAATACAGTCCATCGGACTCATTGCTTTCATCGCCATCGTCATGCTACTTACTGGAGGAACCTCAAATGCCTGACATTCAAACTGCCCTTAAAACTGCACTTAGTACCACTCTGCGCGAGTGGGATGATGACGGGGAGGATGCCCCTCCTACGCCCTCTGTTCAACCAGTGTCAATCTCTTTTCCCGCAACCTCAAATCAAAAACCAGCCATGCTTAATCAACACAAAATTACCAACAATGTCTCGCGTGTCACTTTCAACTATGTCAGAGACAACCCCGGCTCTACGCGTCAAGAGATCATCAGAGAGCTTGGGCATCAAGGCTTTGGCAAGGGGTCAATCTCGTCTTTGCTAGCACAGATGCGCAGAAGCAAAATGATTCACGACACCAACGGGCTGTGGTACGCAGATGTGAAAGAGTACGCGCCAATCAAGAACCCCAACTACAAGAGCAAGGCCAAGCCAAAGCCCGAGAAGAAAGCTACGACAGGCCTCGGTGCGCTTTTGAAAGCCAAGCTGGAGAACACGCCTATGCCTAGCCAAGCCGCGCTCGATGCCGCGGCTAGAGCAATGGAGCCTGCACCACAGCGTAAAGCGTTCGTGACTCTTGTGCGTACGAAGACACCGCACGACATTCTCAAAGACATGACTGTGTATCAGGCGCATGAGTTGTATGTTCACTTGAAGCAGATGTTCGGAGGTTAAGATGCAAGATAAAAATACACCAGCGTTTCCCATGAGCGCCCTCGTATACAACTACGACGATAAAACGCCCGACACAATTGTCAACGAAGGTATGACCCTGCGCGATTACTTTGCGGCTAAGGCTATGCAAGCGTTGATGCCAACAAATTACATAGATTCCAATGCAAAAGTGGCCTATCAAATGGCGGATGCTATGTTGAAAGCGAGAGAAGAATAATGGACGATGATGACACACAAGATTATGTCAGCGCCACAGGCGCGGCATTCACTCGAAAATTCCGTCAGATCGTGCGTAACGAAACGCTTGAAGAAGTGGCGCGTGAGTTTGAGAAAATGCCATTTGGCGACACGAGCGCCAGCTTCGCAATCTATGTAAGGAGTATGAAAGAATGAATGGGTTTGTTAGACGCCAGTTATCTATTGGCAGTACACAGCCGATGCATAAGTACAAGGAGTGCGCACAGTGCAATGAATTAAAAGCGCCTGAAGGCGGCATTCAGATGAGCCACACCAAGTGGCATTGTGCAACCTGCTGGACTAACCGAGCAACAAGAAGGAACTCACAAAGTGCCAAGACCAAAGCCACTTGAGCCATTAGAGCCAAGGTATATGCGAATGTCTGACAGGCATTGGATGATATTCAAACAGCTTGGCGGTTCTGATTGGTTGCGTGGGTTGCTTGACAAGAAAGCGCCCATGCCCAAGAAGTACTACGACAACGAAATTGAGCGGATACGCAACCCAGCCGATGCCGCGTTTTTAAACAGAAGGAGAGACGAGAATGACTAAGCCCCCCATACCGACAAGCGACCAGCTTGATCTGTTTCATGAGACCACGCGCAAGCACATACAAGCGCTTGACCACATACAAGCTCTTACAGCCAACGATGTGCAAGTAGCGGGCACTCACTACAAGGGTAAAGCCATCCAGCCGTGGGACTACATTGTTGCAAATAACCTTGGCTACCTTGAAGGCAACATAGTAAAGTATGTGTCCCGCTGGAAGGACAAGGGCGGCCTTGATGACCTGAAGAAGGCGCGGCACTACCTAGACAAACTCATTGAGGTGAACAATGGAAAAGCTTAAGAAAAAAGACTGGATGACCTTGCGGCTCCTGTACCTCATACTGGCGTCTGATCCAAGCGCTGTGTTCTTGCCTGATGTGGCAAAAATCATAGATCACTACGGGTACAGGACTGTGCTGCTTGCGTTCGGCTTGCTCAACAAAGAGCTTGCCAATGACGGCAAAACTTTCGGTAACCCTGAAGTCAACCTGACAAGGTATGTCGAGCCAAATGGAGACCGCCATGGCTTCGACACCTGAATCAAAAGTAAAAGCAAGCGTAAGGAAACTACTTGACACACTCAACATCTATCACTTCATGCCCCCCGCTAATGGTTTTGGCCGAGCGGGTATACCTGACATCGTTGGCTGCATGGACGGACACTTCATCGCCATCGAGTGCAAGGCCGGCAAGGGCACAACCACCGCTCTTCAAGACAGGGAACTCAACGCCATCCTCAACCATGGCGGAACCGTGTTCATTGCCCGTGAACACAACCTTGACGACTTGAAGCTGTTACTCACGGAGCTACGCGATGCTAGAAGCTGATTTCTCAATGACCGAAGCTGAACTTGAGCGCAGAGTACACGCCATGTCAGACGAAGAGCAAGCCCACTTCAAGCTACTGATCCACAAACTGGTGATGTGCTACGGAGAAGGCAAGGCACAGGGCGTGGTCATCATTGGCCGCGCTGAAGATCAATTGGCAGGAGTCGTTACCCTAAACTGTAACGAGATGGAGGCGTCGCAGCTCATGCTGGCGGCAAACGATTTTTTCGGCTTTCTAAACCTGTTAGACGCACCACCAAAAGAAAACTTTAACTGAAGGAGAAGCAATGGCAAAACTACCATACACATACACAATCTGCTCCGACCAAGAGGCACCGAAGAATTTCACCGCCAGTTGTAAAGACATGGGTGAGTTGCTACGGCACAGCCCCAACGGGGATTTAACCATTAACCAAAAGCGCACAGCCGCATGGGACATGTGGTCAGGCAATCACATGGGGCACATTGAGGAAGCGTTGCATGAGATGGCGAAGAAGGAAAAACCCAATGACAAGTGACGAAGTTTATAAACTGATTGAAGCCAACGGACTGACTTTGCACGGCGACATTGAACACTTTGCCGCCCTTGTCGCTTCTGCCGAGCGTGAGCGTATCCTTAATATGTGCAAAGAAGGGTTGTGGGATGCGGAGGGGATTCGTTACCACTTAGACAACCAAGAAAGGGGACAAGCATGACTAAAGACGAAGCATTGAAGCTGGCGCTGGAGGCGTTGGAGGAGGCTTGGTATCACGTTGGCACATTTCAGCCAACCGAGAAAGCAATAGACCTGTATGACGAAGCAAGAACCGCCATCAAAGAAGCCTTGGCACAGCCAGAGCAGGATGGGAAGTGCAAATACTGCACAGATGGTTGCCCCGCTTGTGACGCTAGGAAATTACCAGAGCGAGAGCGTTTTCTTGTTGCTACTATTGGAAACTGGGGGCGTGTTGAATGGGCTGATGGAGTTTTTCCATCACTCGGAGACAAGATGTATTCAGCCCCACGCACATGGGTTGGGCTGACGGAAGATGAAGCGTTTGCCTGTCAAGGGCGTGACTACTTTGAAACCTACAAAGCCATTGAAGCCAAACTCAAGGAGAAGAACACATGAACATTGACCCGTTTTCTTTTTTTGTTGGGGTAGGAATTGCCATTTTTGCAAGACTGTGCATTATGGTGACAGACGCAATTATTGAAAAAATAAAAGAGGAGAAGAACACATGACAGACTGGACACCTGAAGAAGACGAAGCTTTCAACATGGTTGAAAAGAACAGCAACCTTGGCAAGCAGATACTGCGTGACATGGGGCAGCCTTATTACTTTGACCCATCCAACGGCACGATAAGCAAGGACAAGAATGATCCGCGGTTCACACCGCTGGGGCAACTGTGGCCTGTGTCTATCAAGCGTGAGTGGGTTGGGCTGACAGATGAGGAAACAGTTGCAATTGAGTTGGGTTTAAGAATTCCTACTGGTTATCGGGATGCTTACGACTTGTCTTTGCAAGATTTTGCCCGAGCCATCGAAGCCAAACTCAAGGAGAAGAACACATGACAGCTGCATACTTTGAAGACCCCCCAACAGACCCTGATAAATGGGTTTTGCGTAAGCCACGGCTTGACCAAGGGCCAGACTACGAGCGCGGGTTTATTGACGGCATGATGTACCAGACGCAGACCAGCGTGTACAGGGCAGTCGATGCAATGGCAAAGCGCCCATGGGTCAACCTGACCAGCGAAGAGATCGGTGAAATCTACCGAGTCGGGTGGGCTAACAACATGGAACTGGCCCGAGCAATAGAAGCAAAACTAAAGGAGAAGAATGAGTAAACCATACGACACGATCTTAACGATCGACTTCGAGACCTATTGGGACACCAAGATAGGTTACACACTAACAAAAATGACAACTGAGGAGTACATACGCCATGACTTATTTCACGCGTTTGGATGCTGCGTTCATGAGTTCGGATCTGACAGCCCAACTACGTGGGTTAGAGGAGATGGACTACGTGAATACTTTTCTGGAATCGACTGGGGACGAACCGCTGTGCTTGCGCACAACGCACAGTTCGATGTATCCATTATGGAGTGGCGCTACGGCGTATCACCCTGCTTCATCTTCGACACCCTATCAATGGCGCGAGCTCTCAGAGGCGTTGAGGTTGGCAACAGTCTCGCCAAACTTGCAATCGATTTTAATCTTCCCGCCAAAGGGACAGCCGTATACAGCACCAATGGTGTGGCCGAGTTGGACGAGGTCATGGAATCTGAACTATCGGACTATTGCAAACACGACGTATATCTATGCGAGCGAATCTTTGCACGCTTGGTCAATGGATACCCGTCCAAGGAACTCCGACTGATTGACATGACCCTCAAGATGTACACCCGTGCATGCCTTGAGCTTGACCCCAACATGCTGACCGATGCCATACTAGATGAAAGAGAAAAACGTGAAGCCCTATTACAAAAGCTCGGCGTGGACGAAACTGCTCTGGCGTCGAACCCGCAGTTTGCTGCACTCCTTGAGAAACTCAATGTGGTTCCGCCAACCAAGACAAGTAAGACGACTGGGAAAGAGACGCTTGCACTCGCTAAAAACGATGCCCTATTTCAAGCGTTACTCAACGGTGAACGTGAAGACGTTGCCCTACTTTGTGAAGCGCGTCTTAAGGTTAAATCTACCACTGAGCGCACCCGTGCGCAGCGCTTCTTGGACATCAGCCAACGTGGCCCGCTTCCAGTTCCGCTATCGTACTATGGTGCACAGACAGGCCGCTGGACAGCGAGCAAAGGCTCGGCCATCAACATGCAAAACCTCAAGCGAGGCTCGTTCCTTCGTAAAGCGATTATGGCTCCCGAAGGTCACCAACTCGTCGTGGGCGACCTATCGCAGATTGAACCGCGAGTGCTTGCGTGGCTTTCAGATTACACAGACATGCTTGACATCTTCAGGGCTGGAGGCGACCCTTACGCCGCGTTCGGTTCGCAGATGTTCAACATACCCGGACTCACTAAGGAATCTCACCCTGACCTTCGGCAGTCTGCGAAGAGCGCGCTCTTGGGTTGTGGCTACGGACTTGGCTGGGCTGCATTCGCTTCCCAGTTACTCACAGGGTTCCTCGGGGCGCCTCCACAACGTTACGACTTGGGCTTTGCGAAGAAACTCGGGGTCACACAAGCCGCCGCGCAAAAGTTCCTCGACTGGGAAGTCAACGCTGAGAAGCTCCAAGGGATACCGCATACCTGTACAACCAAGGAGCTAGTCATTCACTGCTTGGCGGCCAAGGCCATCATCGACAAGTACAGGGCTACGGCTACGCCTGTGGTGGACTTCTGGGACTTGAACACCCAGCTTATCGGTGAGTGCCTGTACAAGGGGCGTGAGTACAAGCACAAGTGCCTGATCTACCGCAAGGGGGAGATTGAACTGCCCTCGGGCATGAAGCTGTTGTATCCAGACCTCAACATCAGGCGCTACAAAGACGAGAAAACAAATAAAGAACAACTGGAGTGGACATACGGGCCAGATCGTACTAAGATATACGCAGGAAAAATAACCAACAATGTCACGCAGGGCGTAGCGAGATGCGTGATGACTGATGGGATGGTGCGTACTGCGAAGAGATACTTCGTGGCGGGAACAGTACATGACGAACAGATCGTTGTGGTTCCTGACGCTGAAGTTGCAGAAGCTAAGACTTGGGTCTTGGCGCAGATGACTATGGAGCCGCCTTACATGCCGGGCATTCCACTAGACGCTGACGGTGGTGCACATCGTCGTTATGGGTTAGCAAAAAACTAAGGAGAAGCAATGAGATTACCAACGCGTATGCGTGTGGGCAAGAGGTGGTACAGCGTGGAGGTGGTGGAAGCCATGCTTCACCGCAGGGACATGGGGCGTACGTTCTACCCAGAAAACTGTATCCGTCTTGGCAAAGCCAGCAACGTGACAGGCCGCAAGTTCACCAAGAACGAGATGGCCGATACGTTCTGGCATGAGGTCGTCCACGCCATACTTGAAGACATGGGACAGCATGAGCTTAACAACAACGAGGCGTTCGTCACACAGTTCGCCAACCGATTAACAGTAGCAATCAAGACTGCGAAGTTCGAATGAAAAAGCCAGCATGGTCACACAGTAGCCTCAAAGATTTTGAGGGCTGTCAGCGCAGATACCACGAGGTCAAGGTGTTGAAGAAGTACCCCTTCCAAGAGACCGAAGCCACGCGGTACGGCAACGAGGTGCACGAGGCCATCGAGTTCTACATCAGGGACAAGAAGCCAATACCACCTGAGTATGCGCAGTTCAAGCCTGTAGTGGACGCCATGCTGAATAAGCCCGGAAGGGCTTTGGCTGAGTACGAGATGGCGCTGACTGTAGACCTACGCCCTACCAACTGGAAGGCTCCCGATGTTTGGGTTCGAGGCATTGCCGACATCCTGATCGTTGATGACGAGAACCTTACGGCATGGGTGGGAGACTGGAAGACCGGCAACAACAAGTACCCCGACAGGGATCAGCTCGTGCTCATGTCGCTCATGGTCTTCGCCCACTTCCCGCACATCCGCAAAGTTAACTCTGCGTTGCTGTTCATTGTCAAAGATGATATGGTCAAGATGCAGATGACACGCGACCAAGCCGAAGCTTTTTGGTGGAAGTATCGTGAGCGTACTGCACGTCTTGAGGCATGCTTTGAGACAGGCGTATGGAACCCCAATCAAACCCCACTTTGCGGATGGTGTCAGGTCACCGGATGCGAGTTCAACCCTAAACACTAGGAGGAAACATGACACAGACTAACGGCAAGCGTGACTACAAACACGCATACAAACTTCAGAAGGCAACTGGAGAAACCAAAGATCAGATTGAGCGTCAAAAGGCACGGCGTACCTATGACAAGAAAGGTATTGACCGCGCTGGCAAAGACATCGATCACATTAAACCGCTACGGGCAGGGGGCAAGTCAACAGCAGGCAACACCCGTCTGCGTAACAAGAGCGCCAACCAGAGCGACAACGGAAAATAATAGCTTGGAGAAGCAATGGAAATCGTAGAAGACAGAGCACTTATCTTACGTACAAGGAACCCGCACAAATACTCCATCATCCCTAAGAGCAAGGCAATGCCCCGTGCAGACGGAGGCTACGATGTCGCTGTGTATTGGGGCTTGGATGAAGCGCGGGTCTTGCGTAACCTAGGTGTCAAAGATGTACCATCGCCTATCACTAGGCGCTATGACTGGCCGGGGCGCTACAAGCCCATGGCGCACCAGATCGAGACTGCGGCATTCCTCACGATGTACAGGAGAGCCTTCGTGTTCTCTGAGCCCGGCACGGGTAAGACGCTGTCTGCATTGTGGGCGGCTGACTACTTGATGAAGCTCAAGAAAGTGCGTAGGGTTCTCATCCTGTGCCCCTTGTCGATCATGCACAGCGCATGGATGGGTGACATCAACAACAGCGTGATACATCGCTCTGCCGTTATCGCGCACCATGCTCAGGCTAGTCGCCGCATCGAGATGATTCAGCGTGACTATGAGATCGTCATCACCAACTACGAAGGGCTTAACCTGATCGCAGACGAGGTGCGTAACGATGGCCGCTTTGATCTTGTGATTGTCGATGAAGCCAACGCATACAAAACCATCACCACACGCAGATGGAAGGCGCTGAACTCTATCCTCAACCCCAACACGTATCTGTGGATGATGACAGGCACACCCGCCTCGCAGTCACCTGTCGATGCGTACGGCTTGGCCAAGTTGGTTAACCCCGAAGGTGTGCCCAAGTTCTTCACAGCATGGCGCGATCAGGTGATGAACAAACTGACGATGTTCAAGTGGGCGGCAAAGGCGGATGCCAAGGACAAAGTGCACGAAGCACTGCAGCCTGCGATACGCTTTACCAAAGCAATGTGCCTTGACCTGCCCCCTGTCATTACCATGACCCGTGAGGTTGCTTTGACCCCACAGCAGAACAAGTACTACAACTTGCTCAAGGAGCGCATGCTGGTGCAAGCCGCAGGCGAGACCATCACGGCAGTCAACGCCGCCGCTGGCGTATCCAAGCTTCTCCAGATCAGTTGTGGTGCGGCATATACAGACGACAAGGAAGTGGTTGAGTTTGACTCAGCGCCTAGGCTTGCCGTGCTTGAGGAAATCTTGGAAGAGACCGATCGCAAGGTCATCATCTTCGCGCTGTTTCGAAGCACCATCGATACGATCAGCAACTACCTCACCAAGAAAGGCATCAACAACGAGTGCATCCACGGGGACATCTCACCAAGCAAGCGTGGTCAAACGATAAGCCGCTTTCAGAACGAGTCTGACCCAAGGGTACTGGTGATGCAGCCTGCGGCCTCTGCGCACGGCATTACGCTGACTGCCGCTGATACTGTGGTGTTCTATGGCCCGCTCATGTCCGTTGAGCAGTACATCCAGTGCTGTGCCCGTGCTGACCGCAAGGGGCAGGACTCCGACAAAGTTACTGTGATTCACATTCAGAGTAGCGCCATCGAGAAGAAGATGTTTAAAGCGTTGGAAGGGAAAGTTGACGACAACATACTCCTGACCGACATGTTCGAAACTGAAATTAAATCTTGAAAGGGGGTTGCAAGATCAAGAAATCCATGTAAACTGTCCAACCTTAGACAACAAAACAACAGGAGAAGCAAGTGTCAGAAGACTCAGTACCGCTAGACAAACTAGCAAAAATCTACCGCAAACTGCGTAGCAAGATTGCCGACCTGACCCAAGAGTACGACACGCAAGTGGAGATACTCAAGGCGCAACAGGAAGAGATCAAGAACGCAATGAAAGACCAGATGAAGGCGATTGGCGTCACATCTGTACGAACCACAGAAGGCACAGTCGTGCTGTCTGTGAAAACACGCTACACCACACAAGACTGGGACTCGTTCAAGAAATTCATGATCGAGCACGAGGCCATTGAGTTGTTGGAAAAGCGCATCGCGCAGACCAACATGAAGCAGTTCTTGGAAGAAAACCCCGGGGTCGTACCGCCCGGACTCAACTCAGCATCTGAGTATGACATCTCTGTACGCAAACCTACTTAATTGGAAAACAAAATGAGTAACATTACCATGTTCAGTGCATCTAACGTTCCTGCTTTCGCTAAGAACGCAGAACTCTCAGCAACCACTTTGGCCTTGGCCGGTAACGTGAACGCCGGTGGCGGCATGAAGCGCGTCTCGATCAAGGGCGGTGTCTTCCGTCTGCTGTCTAGCGGTAAGGAGATTGCCTCGATTGAAGACCGCCACTTGGATGTCATCATCGTCAAGGCCGCACCCAAGGTCAGCCGTATTTTCTACGCTGGTGGCTACGATAAAGACGCGGCTGCAGCCGCCCCTGACTGCACCTCTGCTGATGGCGAAAAGCCCGATGCTGGTGTGAAGAACAAGCAGTCTTCAAGCTGTGCCACATGCCCACAGAACATCGCTGGGTCTGGCAATGGTCAAAGCCGTGCATGCCGCTACCAACAGCGCTTGGCTGTGGTGTTGGCCAACAACCCCGAAGGCGATGTCTTGCAGGTCACCCTGCCCGCCACATCCATCTTCGGCAAGGAAGACGGCGAGAAGCGCCCATTACAGGCATACGCCCGCTACATGGCGGCTCAGACTCCTCCTGTTAACTTGGACTCCATCGTGACCCGTATGAAGTTTGACACCAAGGCTGAGTCTCCCAAGTTGTTCTTCGCCCCTGTGCGTTGGTTGACTGAAGATGAATACGATTCAGCGCAAACGCAAGCCAAGTCTAAGGACGCTGAGAAGGCCGTGGCTGTCACCCCTGCCTCTGCTGATGGCGTTGCCGCCCCTGCACCGCTGGCCATTGAAGGCAAGCGCCCCACAGCCAAGCCCATGGGCGAGATGATGGATGAGGACGAAGCCGAAGCCATGGCCGAAGTTAAGGCCAAGCCCAAAGCCAAGCCCAAGGCTGTCGAGGTGGAAGCCGAGGAAGAGCCAGAAGTGCGTAAAGCCGCACCCAAGGTTGAGTCTGTGCCAGCTAAGAAAAGCAAGCTGGCCGACATCGTGGCTGACTGGGACGATGAGTAATTGAATCGGGGGCGGGTAACCCGGCAACCAAGGTGGTCATGGAACTGAATCTGTAAGCCAGCATCCCATGCCCCGCCCCCACCTTACAAGGAGAAAACAATGGACAGCGAAAATAAATTCTGGCTCAGCATCTGCGGCATGGTGACTATTGTCCTCGTATGCATGATCGGCTCTTGCACCTTGGGCATGCAAGACAAACGCGACAAGTGGGAGAAGGCCGTAACCAACGGCGCTGATCCTATGGTGGCTTCGTGCGCAGTTTTTAACAAAACACGTATGGACGAAGCCGCTTGTTTGTTAATGTCACAGAACAGGAAATAAAGATCGGGGGGAAAGCGGATGCTGCGGGATCGCCTTACAGAGAACCCAAGTGGTGCCCCAAAAGCTCTGACGCAGTGCAGCGAGTACCCCCACCTAACACTATGGCCTATTCACAAAAAATCATTGACGATGTAGCGAAGACACCCAAGTCTCTGGGCAACCAGCTTGGGCGTTGGGCAATCCATCTTGACTTTCCGGTCACGAAGATTGCGTTCGCTCTCGGAGTCTCACGGCAGACCGTTTACAACTGGTTCACGGGCACGGAAGTGTTCGTGGCCTATCGTAACCGCGTCGAATTCTTAACCAAAATAATGCAGACCTCTCGCACAGCAGACGAGGCATGGAGAAAAATATGTACGGAATACAACCTCGATCCCTGACCACACAGGAACTCGTGCGCTACAGCGCTGAACTGATTGAGTTGCCCACAGGTATGCCAAAGGAATGGCAGATAGAAGTCTTGCGCCGCTTGACCGTCATGGCACCGCTTGACGAGCACCAGTCTAGAGACCCTAAACAGCTCGACCTATTCCTGTAACCTACCAAGGAACTCAATGACCCCGCTTGATTTTTTAGCGGTTGTTCTGCCGCCGCCAGAATATGGCCGGTACTGCGTAGCAGAACTTACGAAGAAGAAAGAGCATGCCTTTGTGGACACGCTCGATCAGACATCAGCGCCAATTGCCCGTTGGCACGAAGACAAGTGTGACGTCTACTTTGCCTTGGCTACCTTTGGTGATGAAGACAACCGCACTGCTGCAAACGCAAAGTATGTCAAAGCCCTGTTCATCGACATGGATGGCTACGCCACAAGAAAAGATGCCGCGCTTGCGCTCAATGCGTTCATGGAGAAGACTGGGCTTGAGGCTGTTGGGACGCCTTACGTTGTGGCATCTGGTGGCGGCTTGCACTGCTACTGGCCTTTGACTGAGGCTGTGTCCATCGACTCATGGAAACCTGTGGCCGAGAACTTCAAGCGCTTGTGCAAACAAGAAAGCTTGGCGATCGACATGACTGTGACGGCTGATGCCGCCCGAGTCTTGCGTGTGCCCGGAACTACCAACTTCAAGAAGAAGTACGCAACGCCGCGCCCCGTGCGCATACTGTCTGACGGCGACACGTTTGACTTCGACTTGCTGGCCGAGCATCTGCGCAACAAGTTGGTGGGTACTGTGTACGAAGCGCAAGCTCCCAAGCTTGAGTTGCCCGGCTCCCGCCCCTCTGCCGCCTCTGCCTCGGCAACCAGTGTCACTCTTTTCTCCAACAGCGTGACCAAGTTCAAACCAATCTGGTTGGCTACGCAAAACGCAAAGGGTTGCAATCAGCTTGCACACTACGTTGAACACGCAACCGAAGAAGGCATGGAGCCGATCTGGCGTGGTCTTCTGTCATGGACTAAGGTCTGTGAGGACGGCAACAAGGCGGCTGTGTGGTTGAGCAAGATGCACCCGTACGAGCCAGAGCGTATGAACCAGAAGCTTCAAAGCATCAAAGGCCCGTATCCTTGCATCAAGATGGACTGCGAGAACCCCGGCATCTGCCCAAGCTGTCAGCACTGGGGCAAGATCACGAACCCTCTGTTGCTAGGACGCGAGACTTCTGTCGAGGTGCAGGAGAAAGAGATCGAAATCACCCTTCCAAGTGACAGCACCGCAACAGTCAAAGAAACGCTCAAGGTCATGCGCCCAACACCGCCCCGTGGCTATGCCTACGGCACCAATGGCGGTATCTTCATGGAGCGCACAGTCGAGGACGATGATGGGGCTAAGACCAAGAAGCAAGTCATGTTGCTTCCATACGAGTTGTTTGTGGTGGACATCTTGAACAGCAACAGCGATCACACAGTGCACATGATTGCGCTCAAACCTGAAGGCGCTGTGAATGTGACGATGCCGCAGAAGGCTGTGGTCAGCAAGGACGAGACAGTCAAGGCGTTGGCAAGTCAGAATGTGGTGGCAGCTTTCGGCTCCAACAACGATAAAAATCTTTTTGAATATGTGAGGGCATGCGTGGAAGAATCTAGTACAAACAAGGTAGCCGTCAAGGTTCCCGACAGTTACGGCTGGCAAGCCGATAATACATACGTGTATGCAGGGCGAATCTTTAGCAAAGGTCTGCCGCCAATCAAAGTGCCGATGCCCGGCCTTGAGAACATCACAGTCAACACCGAACCCAAGGGAACGATGGACAACTGGAGAGCGTTCGTCAATATGCTGATCGCCAAGAAGATGTGGAACCACTTGGCCATTTTGCTTGTCGGTGCTGGAGCGCCATTCATGCGCTTCACGGGCATCTACGGCATGACGTACCACTGTGCCAGTACCGAGTCCGGTACGGGTAAGTCTCTGTCTTTGGAAGCCGCCGCATCTGTCTGGGGTCACCCCACCCACTACCGCACAGGCAAGAGCACATCGCCTGTGGCCATGCAACAACGCTTGGGTTTACTCAACAGCCACCCACTCATCACGGACGAGATCACCGCGAAGAACCGCAAGGACTTCGAGTGGTTGCCTGAGTTCTTGCTTGACATGACTGAAGGCCGAGGCAAGGAGCGTATGGAGTCCGGCTCCAACAAAGAGCGCTTGAACTTGTCCACATGGATGACCAACGCCATCATGTCTTCCAACACGCACATCGTGGACTACCTGACTGGTGGACGCAACCATTCATCCGAGGGTGAACTGCGCCGCTTGCTTGAGTTTGTGCTTGAGGATGAACTGACTTGGGAGCCCCATGAGATTGAGATCATCAAGTCACTGCAGCACAACTATGGCGTAGCAGGTTTTGCCTTGGCTCAGTACCTTGCCGACAATGTGGCGACCTTCCCAGAGATGGTCAGTGCAGGTGTCACAGCCATGTACAAAGAGTTCAACGCCACCAACGATGAGCGCTTCTGGATGGCCGGTATTGGCGCTACTGTTTGCGCTCTGAAAGCTTTTAAAGAGCTTGGCGTGATCGAGATTCCCTACCGCCCCATCATCAATGCGTTTAAGAAGGTTGTGGAGAACATGCGGGCAAGCATGAAGAGTAGTGTGCGCACTGCTGAAGATGTGCTGAACGCCTACACCCGTGACAGCTACGGCAACTTCGTGGTGATCCGTCCAAGCACTGGCGGCTTGATGGCAGAACTGGGTAGCGGCAAAGAGATCGACATCTCCATCACCCGTAACAAGGTGCTTGGCAGGGTCGAGCATGAGTTGACGCCCAAGTACATCGACTACTACATCGAGGAGCAGTTGCTCAAGTCCTATTGCGCTTCCATGAGCTTTGGCTACACTTCGTTCAAGCGCCAGCTTGAGGACACCTTTCAGGTTGAGTTCGTCAAGAAGGACATGATGGCCAAGACCAAAGGCCCTCAGATGCGGGTAAGCGTGATGAAGATCAGGCGCAAAGTGGAGGACTTAGATGAAAGTATCCTCAATCCAGTTTCCGTGGACGAAAGTTGAAAAGGGGCAGGGGTTTTTTGTCCCCTGCCTCGACACGGACGCGGTGCGTGAACTAGGCTTAAAGAAAGCCACCCTCAGTAGGATACTGGATGCCCGCGCTATTGCAGGCATCCAGAACGGTTTTACTGGGGTTTGGTTTTATCGAAAACCTCCCGCACAGTAGTCGCTATCCTGATCTTTGTCTGACGGATATTGTCAAGGCGCTCACGCTTCTCTTCTGGGGACATGTTAGACGCTCTGATGGCTGCTTCTGCTTTGGTCAGCATGTTCATCTGCTGAGTGATGTTGCCCGCCATCGTTGACTGCGCGTACAGCGTGATGTTCTTTTGCAAGTACTCCGTAGCCTCAGCGCGTCTGCCTTCCTTGACCAAGTTGTTAAACGTCTTTTGGACTTGCTGTGCTTCTTTCAAATGCTCGTACATATCGCTAAGTCTGCCGCCGGCATCTTCAGGCTGGAACAAACCACCAAATACAGGCGTGTCAGACAAGCGCTTGGCGGCTCGTTCTGGTGAGCCAGTGGTAGGCACGGCCATGCTGACAGCCTGTAAGAACGCAATACCCATACCGCCTGTGTAACCGCGCACAAGGTTCTCTACCTTGATAGGCGAGACGTCAAACATCTTGCCGATGCCTTTGGCAATCTCTGTTGTGTTGTCGCGGTAGCGGTACGCAGGCTCAACCATCTGCTCTTTAGCAGACTCGATCTGACGGCCACTAAAGAAAGAGTAGCCAGTCACGTTCTCAACCATAGGTTTGACAGCTTGGGGCAGCAGCAACGAGGAGCCACCGGGGATGGTCTGAAGCGCAATAGACTTGAACGCCTTGAACGCTTCTTCACCGCCACGTTCTGAACTCATTGTGTTGATGATAGCTTCGGGGATACCCTTGAAGATGTAGCCAACCTCAAACGGCACAGGGATACGCAACGCGCCTTCCATGCCGGGCACATGCACAAAGAAGTTACCGTACTTCTCTTCGGGGTTTGCATTTTTGTACGTCTCATCATCCTGCATGAGCAAGGTGTACGCCACGGCTGTAAGCGCCAGCAAAGACCCACGTTGAAGCAACTTGCTCTGAATGGCCAAGCGCTCGTTCATGGGCATCTTGCCAGCAAATGCGCGGTACAAAACGTCCAAACTCTGCAACTGTGCGTTGAAGAACGGGATCATTTTGGAGGCCAACGCCACGCTTGGGGACACGCCACGGCGGTTAAAGTTCATGGACTCCAGAGACATCAGCGTGGCTTCCATCTCAGACAAGCCCTGCTCAAGGTAGCTGTTGTACTGGGCGCGGCGTGTAGCGGCATCCGCTTCCATCGACAAGCCTTCGGCTTTGCTAATTAGTGTTGACCAGTTCATGGTCTTGCCTGCTTGCAGATCGCGTAGGATTTTAGTCAGGTCTTCGTTCGTGCCAGTGAAAATCTGACCGCCTGTGATACCGCGGCGCTCAAGCTTGTTCTTTGTAGCAGACGCGCCCATCTCTTTAATTGCGCCCATGACAGGAACAAAGTTAGCGCCAGACAGCAACGGGGCTGCTACAGAGTCGCGCACTAGCTGACGGAACGCATACAGCGGCGAAATCGTAACGGCCCTACGCAAGAACGTAGCGGGCATGCCCATGACAGCCACCACACCACTGTTGTTAATTGGTATGCCCTCCATGCCCTTAACCAGCAAATCTGACGGGATGCCCAACTCGTTGGTGGCTACTTGCACGTACTTTTCAACACCCTTGTCTTTGAACGACACGATGTCCTTGCCGGATGTGGCAGTGCCAAGGAAGTTTGCCAGTTTCAAACCAACCAACTCGTACATGGCGTTCTTAGCGGCAAGATTGCGCAGGGACATGTCAATCAGCATCGATGTGTTTTGCACAGAGCTAGTCATGAAGTCGAGCACTTTTTCTTCGCCGCCAATCAACTCTTTCAAATAGGGCTGCTCACGCAGGTTACCAATTTTGATTGTGCCCTCACCGCCAATGACCAACACAGCGTTGCCGTTTTGTTCGCGGTAGTATGGGATGTAGTCGTTGCTGGCAGACAAGCGAGCGCCTTCTTCTGGTGTGATAGAGCCGCAGTCGATGGCCAGCTTGATTAAGTTTTTGTTGTAGCTGTTGTACTCGTCACGGGCTTTTGTAAACACATCACGCACAGGCTTGTCGCCATCAATCTGCTTAACCACAGCGCGAAGCTCGGCTTCTGGCACTTTAAAGTTCAGCTTGTCGTAACCCAAACGCTCGGCACGTTTACCCAGCAGGTACATGGTGAACAGCTTGTTGGCGGCTTCAGCGTTCATGTTGGGCGTGTCTTTGAGGATACCCACCACGCTTGCCAAGCTTGGGCCTTCCACGCTTTCAATGATGTACTCTGTGCGACCATCTTCACGCTTTTTAGCCACACGCTGGGGCACACCAAAGCCTACGGCCTGTTGTGTGTATGACATACGCTGATCATACATACGCAAGTAGTACATCATTTGCATGCCCTTAAGCGGCTCAAGCATCTCGTTGGCCACTTTCTCAAGCGGTGCCAAACGATCAAGCACTTGGGTGCGGAAAGCCAAGCCAAGGTTAGCCTCAACCCGCTGACGGATTGTCTTAGGCGAAGCAATGATCTGGTCAACAGTCTCAAGAGCGCTCTCGTAACCCGGAGCACTTGGCTTGGGGGCGTAACGGATTGGATCGTCAGTTTCAGTCAACGCCTGTACAGGCGGTGCTTCGGCAATCATCTTGGGCGCTGTGATACTGCCTTCGTCTGCCCCGATCATGTCTGTAGAACTAAACAGGTCATTAAATCTAGCGCCGATAGACATGCCTTCTTTTAATGACAAATCTCCACCGCGGCTAAACAGCCCGCGTTTTTCCATTGACATTAAACCAAAGTATTCAGTGACGTTTTCTATGTTGACCGTGCCGCCATCAGCGTCAAGTCTGTCGTAGACATCATCCAAAAACTTTTTATCTATTCGTTTGCCGGCATCGACAAAAAACCGATTCATGATTACAAGCGGCTCGGGTTCAAAATCCGCAAACGGCAAATCGTTGGTAAAGCGGTCTATACCGGACTCTTTTAATTTTTTCTTTAAAGCGGCTTGCAAACCACTGGCAATAGTGTGTGCAAGGCTGATTAAGTTGCCGTCATTTTTGAACACATTTACGTACAACGCATCAGGGGCTTCCAAATGCAATGGACGGAAAGAAGTGCCAAGTTTTCTAACGTCAATAAACTGAACCGCGCCTGTAACTTTTATGTGCGAAGGATCTTTCCCCCAAGCGTTGGCATTTTTAACAACACTTCCGGGGGCCAACTCAAGTTCAGCTTGTACCGGTTTACCGTCATCATTTACAGCGCTAAACACAGTCAGTTCGTTTACGTTTTTAACTAACGGCAGAGACAGCCTAACACCGTTATGCATATCAATTTTGTTCACATGCTCCAGCGCAGGTAGTGTTGAAAGCGGTCTCTTGTTGTTCCACGAACTTGCACTGAGGTTACCTACGGCTTTGATTTCGTCTTGGCGTACTTTGTATTCTTGGCCGTTAAATGTAAACGTGTGTAAACGGTCTGGATCTGAAGGCTCTACAGCAGCTGGCCCACCAATAAAATAGTTTTGCTCATACGCGTTTGTGTATGCAACATTAAACTTATCTGTTATATCTTTGATTACTGATTGAGAAGGGCTTGGGCGACCGCCGTAACCATCAACTGTGCGGAAATTTAACATTCCTTCAATTTTGTATTTAGATAGTTTTTCATTGCTAACTAAGTTCCATTCAGCAGATGACGCCAATTCTTGTGGGGTCAACTCCCGTTTGTTGGATAACACATCAATTAACAACTGTTTGCGCTCAAACTCAGCGGTGTATTTGTTTGTTCCTTCAAATTTATTGCTTTGCAAAAACTCAAACGCAATATTTTGCTGTGCTTTAGTCAGCGCTTGGTTGGGTGAATTACCACGAATCTCACCAATGCTGTCCGTGCCATCCATGCGCACGGCAACTTCAGGTTTACCATTCTGGTAGTAAATATAGAAATCACCACGCTCAATTTGGTTGCGTGCTGTGCTTACACTAGCGCCTGTACACCAAGGGGTTCCAGCAGCACCTGCGTTCAAAGCAATTGCGGCTTTCTCGTCTTTGGACTGTACAAATTTTTGCCAGCCGTTTTTGTTGCCGTTCTTCTTGGCGTTCTCGTCAGCGTTGCGTTGCATACCATCAAGGAACGCTTGCTTTAAACCTTTGCCAGCACGTAGTTCTTCAATCACACGCCCAGCGTCTTCGGCACTTACAACGGCAATGCTGTGGCGATTGTTGGCTTCAATACTTGCAAGTTTTAGACGACCTGTTTTGTCAGACAACACAGCATACTTAGCCGCAGCCCTTGCCACCAACGCTTGTTCAACGGTGGTGTAGAACGGCTCGTCCATCAAATTTTTAATTAAAGACTTCAAGTCTTTCTTGCGTTGAGTATTGATTTGCGTTGCTTCTCTGTCGCGCAAATCCCAGTCTTGCTGTGCTTTTAGGTTAGCAAACACTGCCGCGTCAGCTTCAACATAGTGCAGAGCATTGTCGGGGTCAAACTTTTTGCCGTCAGACATGATGGTGGCAGACGTATAGTCAAGCTTGTCTGGGTCTGCCCTTTGTACATACTCATAAGGGTCGTTGTACATCTTGTCCATGTAGTCCGTACCAATACGCTCTGCGTCCTGTACTGTGCGGTCTTTCTGCTTGATGTCAGGGCCAAACTGCTCGGCAAACTGTTTCATCGAGTTACTACCGGTATGGAGCGCGGCAATGTCCTTCTGCGCCAGCTTACGTTTGGTAGGCGCCTTGACTTCAACTTTGGCACTGGCAGGAACCAAAATAGCATCGACTGACTGAATGGCTGCGCCCAACATTGTCTCTGGGCTATCAATGCCCAACATGCGCAAGATGATGCTCTTAAAGCCGTTCCATGCGTCAGACATCTTCCATGCTTTGGTGCGCATCTGCTCTTGCAAAACTCGGTTAGACAGAATCTCGGCCACAAACTCAGACAGACTGCCCTTGGCGTTAGTACTAGTAATGCGTGGATCGTTCTTTACTGCGGCATGTAACGCCAATAACTCACGCACGGCTACACGCTGTGTCTCTGTTAGCTTAGATGGGTCTGTCTCGTACTGCATGATGACGCGTTCAGCGCCAATGTGTACACCCTCGTGGAGCAAAACTTCTTGTGACAGACCGCCATCACGGCTAATCGTGATCCGGTTGCGGTTGATGTTGGCTGCGCCAAATACGGGATTGCCATCGTTGTCAACAAGAGTGTCTTCCACCAACACCTGAGTTGTATCAAGAAGCCCAGCCAAGCGTGTTGCCACGATGCTGTTTAGCTTGCTTGTACGAGGATCCTTGGCCATGTCGTTCAAAGCTTTGCGAACATCGTTGTTCTCAAGCGCTGTGACTTGGGCTTCTGTCAGGTCAGGAGTTACACCCTCAACACCACGGGCAGGCAGTTCTCTTTCAGACGCAATGCCCTCATCAAAGTCTTTCTTAATTCCTTTTAGGCGGTTGTAACGCTCGACACGCTTTTCAGTTTCGGCTTTGCTTTCCGGAGAAGACGTGCGGAACTGGCCGGGAGCACCTGTAGCTTTGCGCGTAACCTGTGGTGTGCGTTTGGAAACGTTTTCCAAAAGACCTGTACCTTTGACAGCCTCTTTGAGCTTCTTGGCCTGCTCGTCCAAAGCTTTCTTGTACTCAGGCGACTTGCGGCCAAGTTCTTCCGCTTTGATGGGACGCTCGCTTGTAATCTGAATGCGGTACGCATTAACGGCCTTATCGTCTTTGCCGTACTTGTTAACCAGCTTACTTAGACGTTTGGCAGTGTCGGCAGCATAAGCTTGGTATTCGGGTGTCTTCTCTCCCAACTCACGCGCCAACTGAGACAGTTCCACTGTCTTCATGGCTTCTTTGCGGAAGTCCCCTTCTCTTATGCGCGTAATTGTTTTGGTAGCCTTGCTGACAACCGCACCAACGCCTTTATTGCCTTCTTTTGGTGTGCCTGTTTTTCTTGTAGATGCAACTTGGCGTTCAGATTCGGCAGCTTTTGCCGCTTTAAGCTGGTCTGCTGTTTGGGCAGGCTCAGTCGTGAACATGCCGTTGTACAAGTCGTAAATCTTTTGGCGGTAGGGCGCAACCTTGCTTGTTTCTAATGCGTTGTAGCGCTTGACCAACGAGTCCAATTTACGGCGTACGTTGTGACGCTCACTTGCATCCATCTGGCGGTTAGCGGGGGGTGCTTCGCCCTTACCCAATTTGGCTTGCAGTGCCGCAGTCTTTTCTCTTAATGTCGGTTCAGCAACACCAGACTCAAGCCTTGCGCTCAGACGCGCATGCTCGTCTGTAATGTCCTGCAACATCTGAAGCACGGATTTCTTGGCATTGCCTTGCGGGAACTCAACGTGACGGGCAAGCGCCTCAATCTCGTCCATTGTGCGCTGGTATGTGTCTTCATCAACAACACGGGTGCGCTTTGTGCCGGCCAAATTTAAACGCTCATCCAAAGACTTAGTCAAGTTCTCACGGACTGTGCGGTCAGCTTCAGCGGTCTTGCGTTTCTCAGCACGGATTTCTTCTGTAACAGGCTCCGCCACTTGCAAGGCAGTTTCTAAGTCCCCTTCATTGATGGCCGTACGCATGACGTTGGTCTTGCTAAAGATGTCGTCTGAAGCCAGTTTAGGTCTGCGGCCAATTTGCAAGCGGTCAAGTTCAGCTTCAAGCGTGTTGATTTCTTTCAGCTTGGCGTCTAGTTTGACGGGGTCTTTTGAAAGTGCGGGAAGCTCTGCGTTGGCTTTGTCCAGCTTCTGCTGGGCGCTTGTAATTGCTTGTTCACTTGCCGCCACTGTTTTAGTTGGCGCGGCAGGTGTGACGGCCAAAGCTTCTGCTTGCGTTGTAGCAATACCGGGCGTCATGGGTTCGCCCTTGATGTTTGCAAACTTCAGCGGTGGAATCGTTGGCTGTTCTGGCGTCTCCTTGAACAAGTCACGGGTCTGGCCACGCATGGCCATGTTGTCCAGCTTCTCTTGCAATACTGCACGGCGGCTACTGAAGTCTTGTGTGACTTGCTGAATGGATAGCGCAATCTTATTGGCTTTCTCCATCTCGCCTTTTTGTTTGGCATCCTCAAACTTCTTGTTTAAGTTTGTCAGAGTTTTGTTTACTTGCGTATCAAACTCAGGCTCACTGGCGGCAACGCCTCCAGCGTCGTGGATTTGCTTGCCCAGATCGTCCATCTGAGTTTTTGTCTGCACATACACAGGGTGTAGTTTGGCAAACTCTTCTGGCGTAGCCGCCACCATCTTGTCTTCAAGAGAACTAAAACGGTTACGCAACATGTCGTGCTGTTCCATAGCACGGGTCACATTAAACGCTTCTGTTGTCGATGCAGGAATGGTAGGCGTTACAGGCTCGGGGGGCAGACTGGTATCTGTAGTACCCATGACAGCACCGGGGCGAACTGTCTCCCTGATGCCTGTTGTTTCAGGCGCTGGGGTTGGTACGAGCGCTTGCGCAGGAATCTCGCCTTGTGTCTCTTCTGGTAATACTGGTGCAACCGCTTCTGGTTCAGACACGCCCAACTCTTCTGGCGACACTTGTGCGACTTTTTGGGCTGCGTCCTCTGCACGGGCTTGCATGTCTTCCAACTTGTCTTGGCGTTGGATGCCGCTACGCTCTGCCAAACGTCCCACCGGGGCAAGTGTGCCGCCCAACACCGCACCACCAAGGAAGCTGTCAAAGTATTCTTTACGAGCTTCTACATCGTCTAAATTTAACCCCGCTTGCAAGCGCTCAAGAACTTGCTGGCCTGCTTCAGTCAGACCTTCTACACCCATAACTTTGCCTGTGGTCAGGGCGTAGTCTTGTAGGGTTTTTCCTAATCCTTGTTTAGCAATTGCTTTAGCTTGTTCTGCTGTTAGTTTTTCACCTGCTACACCTGCAAGTCTGCGAATGCCGGGGATCATGCCCAAAGCTACAGTATCAAGCAGTGCTTGCGGAATAGCAGTGCCAGCGGCAGCTGCTAAATTTGTATCCGCTAAAGAAACGCCAGTATCTACTTGTCGAGATAAGTTTGAGCCAGCAAACTGCAATATGCCAGCGCCAGTACGAGCAAGGGCGGCGGCTCCAATCCCAGCAACAGTGGCTCCGGGAGCGGCAAGGGCTGCGGCTCCACCGGCCACCACAGGAGCAACCATATAGGGGATAGAACCCCCAAGCAATTCGGCAATTTTTGTTCCGGGCGCTTCAGTCCAACCTTTTTCTGTGGGTTGGAAAATATTACCGGCTTTTTCTTGTTGAGCACGTTGATATGCCGCCGCCTCATTAACATCTGTAATGCCAACACGACCTGCTAAAGCGGCAACATCGCCTTTAAGTCTTTCAACGCCAGAAGACAAGGCTGGCATAAAGCCAGACTCAGGTTTAGCTACAGGGGTTGTTGGCGCAGGCTTTTGCGCCGAAAGCATTTGGGCTATCTCAGCCAGTCTCCTTGCCGCCTCCGTGTCTCCTGCAGCATCTGCGTTACGAAGGGCTTGAAGTACTTGGCTGAGTTCCATGCTGTTACCTTAGATATTTTTGCACCAGACTTTGATCTGCTGCGCTTAATTGTGTGCCCGAAGCACCACCGCCCATGGCAGATGCCGCCATTTTAAGGTAATCCTCAAAGTTTGGATACTGTTGTTGCAACAAAAAGTTAGTACTCCATGTCTTTGCCAGAGTTTCACGAGTCACTGGCTCACGCTTAGATTGCGCAAACTGATCGTATGCTTCACGGAACTTTGGATCGGAGGCGTATTTCTCAATCATCTGCACGTCAGCCGCTGGGCGGTTTGCCTGTGCAATAAGCGCTTCTTTGTACAGTTTGTCAGATGCACCCTTTTCGCGTTCTTTCTTGTTTGCAAGAGTTTGAAGTCCTGCTTCGCCCAAAGCGCTTAAGAAACGTGGTGACTTGTTAGACATCAAGCCCAGACCCAACACCAACAAATCTTCCGCATCAAACCCTTTGCGCTCTTTGGCAGGCGTGACTTCCTTGGCCGCTTCAATAATGGCCTTCTTTTCTTCAGGCGTACCAAACTCGTCAGGACGCACAGCGGGCAAATTCAATAACGGGTTAGCCTCAGGAGCGCCTCTTCCACCAAGCTGTTGTTCTGCAAACTGCGTTGCAGATAGGGTACGGGCAGCATTTGCCGCTTTGGCAGCGTTCATTGCTTGTGCGTTAGGGATGGCCGCAATGCCTTCTTCAGCAGTACGCGCAATCTTGGAAGTTGCGTTGGCGGCTTTTACGGACTGCTCTGCGGCTTTTGCCGCTTGTACGTCTTGTTCTACGCCACGGGCACGACGGGCGGCTTCTGCTGCAGCGCGAGTTGCTTGCGAAGCTTCGTCCAATGCTTCCAGACCTGCTTTTGCAGGGGGTAGTAGGCGTGGTGTTTCTGCAACTTGCTTGGCTTGTTGCGCTTTGGCAATCATCTCAGGCGTTGCGGCCAGTTCGTTAGACGCCATACCAACAGCACGGTTTACCCTGCTGACAGGAGAAGCATATCCGCCCATGGCGTTTAATGTGTTGCTGATATTGCGCTGATATTCTTGGGGGATACCGAGTCTGTCAGCAAGACCGCCAAAGTACGAGTTTTGCTGGTCGTAAGTAGATGCAGGCGCTGGTGTGCGCTGGCCGGGGATTTGTGATGCTGAGTCTTTAGTTTTAGGTTCTGCGGCTACAGCAGTGCCCATAGGCAAAATCTTAGTTAGGTAGTCTGCTGTTTCTTTAGGCAAACCCACTCTGTTAAGTTGACCTTCGTTTTTGGCTAAATGTTTGTCCACATTGCCGGGGCCCCAGTTATAGGCGGCAAGCGCCTTCTCAGGATCACCGCCGTATTTGTTTAGCTGTTTCTTCAAATAGCCCACAGAAGCGGAAATATTTTTGTTGGGATCAAAACGGTCTTGTGGAGACAAGCCCATTTCTTTAGCCGCAGGAATCATCAACTGGCCAAGACCTGCCGCACCCTTTGGCGACACTGCATCTTTTCTGCCAGCCGACTCGGTCATGAACAGACGCACGGCTAAGTCAGGATCAATGCCCTGTCTTGTCGCTTCTTCACGAATTTGTGATTCAAAGCCGCCCACACCACCGTTAGCCATACGAATAACAGGTTGGCCATTGCTCATCACATCTTCATCGGTGTAGCCACCATCGGCAAACGCCACGATACCACCGCCGGCCATGTTCTGGATGTTGGGTGCGGGTAGTTGTGCAATGCCTTGCTCTTCTGGCAAAGGCCCGCCTTGGGGTGGCATACCCTGTGGGGGCATACCTTGGGGCGCAGGATTCATATTCTGAACCACTTGTTGGTTGACAGGGGGCAGCTGACCACCCTGCTGTGCCATCATGGCGTCTGCAAACTCTTTGTGTTTTGAGTGCACGGCCTGTGCGGCAGACAGCATGATGGGGTCGTCTTCATTTGCGGCAGCAAACGCCTGAAGCTGTTGGGGGTTCATCACCGCAAGCTTGGCCAAAACCGATTTAAGGTTTGGGTTGGTAATGTCCCCGCGTGTTTGATAGATGCTATCTAAAGACATATGTACCTCTTAACCCATTTTGTGAAGGAGTAATTTTGCCAGACCGGCGTTGGGGCGCTCTTTAATTACACCACCTTTTTTACTGCCAAACATTTTGTAAGCGCCGTATGCGGCTGTACCTAGACCTGCAACTTGTTGCAAAGCCGAAGGCGGTGATGTGTACATAGTGCTGCCTTGCTGAGACAGCGGTGCACCTCGATACATGTCAGACAAGAAGCCCATCTGTTTGTATGGGTTGTTCTGCGCAGTCAAGTAGTCCTGATACTGATTGTTCAAGATGTTCTGCACACCTTGCTGTTGCTGTGTACCGAACTGATTCTGCATGCCCAGATTGCTCATGTTCTGGCCGTACAAATTCTGGCCTTGAGCGCCGAGGTTCTGATAGCCAGTCATACCCGCTTGCATTCCTTGCAAGCCCAGACCTGCGCCAAACTGTGACTGCTGTGCGTTGAGTTGGTTTGCCGCTTGGCCATACTGCGCCAAGTTCTGTGCGTTGTTCATCTGCTGGCCATAACCATACTGGCGAGCTTGCTCTTGCATCTGCTGGGCGCTCAAACCATACTGCTGGTTAGCCAGTTGGGCTTGCATGTTCTGACCAGAACCAAGTTGTTGCTGTGCCAAGTTAGCTTGCAGGTTTGCGTTGCCAACGTTGTAGCCCATGTTCTGATTAGCCAGCATAGCTTGCTGTGCCAACTGAGGGTTTTGCATAGCCGCGGCTTGGTTGAACTGACCCTGCTGAAGACCGTACTGACCGAGCATTTGCTGATTAGCCAGATTGGCTTGCTGTTGGTTGGCTGTGTTAGCCATACCAGTTTGCTGTGCCATCTGCGCGTTTTGCAGTCCGTACTGGCCACCCAAGGCTTGATTAGCCAAAGCCGCTTGCTGTTGCATTTGGGCATTTTGCAAACCAGTGTTGTACTGCATCTGCTGATTGGATTGACCAGCTTGCAGTCCAGTTTGTTGGTTAGCCAACAACGCTTGCAGGCCTGTCTGTTGGTTTAACTGCTGTGCTTGCAGGCCTGTCTGTGCGCCCAAACCTTGCGTTTGTAAACCCGCACTTAAGTTTTGCACGTTGGCTTGTTGCTGAACGCCTTGGTTAGCTAGGTTGGCTTGCAAACGCGCTTGCTGTTCTGCATTGAACTGAGCCTGTGCTTGAGTGAAAGCGTCTTGTGAACCTTTGGCTTGGATGTCGCCTTTTTGAATGGCCAAGTTACGAGCCGCTTCTGCATCCATAATGGCTTGGCGGCTACCGCCAAACGCGCCTGCCTTGACTGCTTGTGCATTGGTTTGCGTTCTGGCAATATCCGCCGCACGCTGGGCTTCCCGTTGCTGAATACCCACCACACTTTGCATGTAGGGCGACATGTACTGGTCAACAGTACCGGGCTGAGTCAAGCTTTGTGTGCTTACGTCTTTAGCCGCTTGCATGCTCAGAGCCTGCAACTGTGGTGCGTTAACTCGTTCGGCGGCAACTCGTTCGGCTTGCAAAGCCGCAGGGCCTTGGAACTGAGCGGCGTTGATTCTTTCTGCTGGGCCTGCTTGCGCGGCTGTGCCCATGGCGGCTTGTGTTATAGGCGCTGCACTCAATTGTGCGGCAGTAGCTTGCTGACCCTGTACATCTCGGGGGCCTTGCATCTGGTAGTTCTGCAACTGAGGGGCGTTTACCTCTCGAGCACTGAACTTAGAGGGATCGTATGCTTGCTGGCTTGTGTACTGATTGCTAAACCTTTCAGGGGTGTAGGTATACGCACCTGCCTTTTGAGCCAGACCTTGTAAACCCTGTGCCGCGGCTGTGGAGTACGGGTCGTAGCCAAGTTTCTCTGCGCCAGTAAACGCTTTCTTTTGCAGATCAGTAAACTGCGCTACACGTTCTGGGTTGGCAAAGCCTTGTTGCTGTGCCCACTGTTGGTAAGTGGGTTGCTGCTGAAAACCCGAAATAATTGGCAGACCCTGTGAGTCAAGCATTACTTGACCGTTGGCGTCTTTCTTGTATGTAAACGCAGTACCCTGCGCCATACCCATAAGGTTTTGCGCGAACGGCGCAATCTCAGGCGCGAAGCCTATTTGATTTCGTACGATTTGTTCTGCCATTTTCTTTCCTTATGCAGGTAAATACTTTTCAGCGCGGGAGTTTTTAGCCACGCGGCCTTTGCCCACTGTTTTGCCTCGTGCGGCCTGAATTCTGTCCATCATTTTGTAGAGCTTACGAGCACCTGCTTCAGTAGAGCCGTTGCCCAATTCTGACACGATACGGGCTGGAACAACAAACTCACCATCGGCAAGGCGTGCGGGTTGCCTTTTACCAATCATGGCAGGGATGCTGTCGGACACACCATCACCGGGGCCACGAAGCAGACGGCCACCATCAGAGTAGCCGCCCAAAGAACCAAGACCGCCGCCCATGGCGTAGCCGGGGGACATCAGACCGCCGTTTGCGGCAAACATCTCACTAGAACTTAAATCGTCAAGATATTTTCCACCGCCACCGCCACCACCCATGCCGCCAAAGCTACCAAGGTTGCCAAAGTCGTCGGACTGCTCATAGCCGGTGTCACCAAAATCGCCACCAGCATCGCCAACTTCAACGTAGCTGCCAGTATCAGGATCAAATGTGTCCGCCACATCAGCAGGTACGTACGAAGATTCGGGCAACGTTACTGTCGCACCGCCATCGGGGGTGTCTTGTACAACAGGGGCATTAACTACTTTTTCTACGACCTCTGGCATATTGACTGTTGCACCGCCATCAGGTTGCGTAACCGCAGTTTCTGCGGGCATTGTGACCGTAGCCCCGCCATCTGGCGTTGCAACTGTTTCTGGTTTGATGTACTGGTCAAACTCTTCTGGCAGATCGCCACCACCACCTTTTCTTGGCCCAACTTCCTCCGCAGGAAGAACGCCGGGAGTGGCGGGTTGCATATCCACAATACCCGTTCTATCAGGCACAGCTGGGATTTCAGGCAAGTCAAGTTCTCGCTCTGGAATAATCCTAGGTATTGTTTCGCGGTAAACATCATCCGTAATAGTACTGACAATTGGTTTAGTACGAATACTTGGCACAAAATCATCAGTTATGGTTGTAGCTGTGGGTGTTGTAGGAGTAACAGGTGTTGTAGGAGTAACAGGTGTTGTAGATGGGAAATCAGCGTCTGGACTTGGCATCACAGGCGTTGTCGTTGTAGTAGGCAGTGTTGTAAGACCGCCACCTATGATGGGACTAGCGCCTCCACCGCCACCGCCACCGCCAGTTGTAGGTGCAGCCGGAGTAGTGGGTGTTGTTGGTTGTGGTATGTAAACAGGCTGCGGTGTGTATGCAGGCGCGTCTGGTCTTGTTGAGTTTGTTAAACCCATCAAATAGTTGTACGCGGCTTGTGCGCTACCGTCACGAACACTAGTAGCACCACCTTCGGCAAACTTTTTGTACAGATGTGACAAACCACCTTTAGCAAAAGCGCCATCAGCACCAACACCATCACTACCGGGGCCACCAGAACCATCACTACCGGGGCCAACACCATCGGAGCTTGAGCTATCACTACTACTGCTGGTATCACCAAAATCGGCTGAATCCGAAGCAGAAACGCCTGCGCCAGCCGTACCAACTCCACCCGAGCCGCCGCCAACGCCAGAGCCGCTATCGCCACCACCAAATTCATAGTTTGAAACAGTTGCAGGTGCAGGTTTAGTTTCTGTTTCCCCGTTTGCAGGGATAAATGTGTAGGCTTTCTTGTCAGAATCCCACGCGTAACGACCCTCAGCCGCAGGGTTAATTGAAGTCTGTGTTTGCGTCTGTGTATTTTGTTGAGGTTCTTTAGGTGCAATACCCATCAAGTATTCATACGCGGCTTGGGAGTCCCGATAAGGGCTTGTGCCGGGCATTTGTGTAATTGTTTTGGGTGCGCCAATCTCACCACCACCGGCATAGCCTAAGTCTCTAACACGGACAGGGTTTAACGCTCTGGCCGTTTGTGTCATTGGGTCGTAGTCAAAGTTACGGATATAGCCGGGGTTATCCAGTTTTGTAACAGTTTGAACGCCTTGGTCAGCCAGCAACGGAGATGTTGCAGCCAAAAGTGAACCAGCATTTTGCTTGGCAAAGCTACCAAATGCGGAAGGGTCTTTTGTGATTGCGTTGAAGCCCGCACCAAGCTTGTCAAAGTTAGATGCGGCTGCGGCGTTAGCTGCAGGGGCAGTAGCTGCGTTTTGGAACCCTAAAGATTGTGCTTGAGCATCTGTCAAAGAGCTTGCCAAATTAGCGCCTTCTTGTGCAGCAGCACCCACACCCGCACCCATCACACCACCAGCAAGGCTAGCGCCACCATAAGCACCCAAGCCAGCCATCAAACCTTTTTGTAAGTTTCCAGTAGCCAAACCTGTAATACCACCAAGGCCAATCGCTGTACCAGCCGCACCGCCCACGCCCAACATACCGCCAATAGCTGTACCAAAGCCGGGAGCAAACGCATTAAGTGCAAAGCCAGCAAGTGCTGGCAACAACTTCTTAAGGAAGCCCGCTTCTGGCAGACCTGTGTCTGGGTTGATGGTTAACGAGCCGCCATGCGCCAAAGCCAAAGCTTGCAAGCCTGCAACTTCTTGGGGGGCCATGTGCACCAGCGTTGTGTCTGGGCCGCGACCGCGTGCGGCCATGTGATCTGCGAGGGCGTGTAGGCTCATATCTGCCTCTTAAAATGGGGGTTAATTGAGTTTATCATGGTGGGAGCGCAGACACAAATGAAAGTGTGGCTACAACAGAAGCAGTGGACGGTTTAGTTGGCGTGCCAGAGGCCGCATAGTGTTCAATCGTAACTAGGGCGTTTGTGGTTGACCAATAAATTTGAACGTAGTCGTCAACGTTCATAGACAAAAAGTAATTCCAGCCTTTAATGTCATGGTACGGCACGCCAGCGCTTTTCCTTGCAGGCAAGCCAACCTTACCAGTTGAGCCAGTAATGTCTGTGCCATTTTGTTTAAGCCAAATAAAAACATCTTGCGGAGCATTGTCTAGGTTTTGAAACTGCGTGCTGAATTGCAAGTTATAGATACCGGGCTTAGTCACTTTAATCTTGGAGCCAATATCAAGGCCAACACTGTTTGAAAAGTCCGTTACAGATAACGCCATCAACGTAGCAGTGTTAGCTGTTGTTGTTTGGGATGTAAAGTCTGAAAATGCCCCATACGGAAACCTAACCCCAGAGCCATCGATAGCGCCTGATCCTGTTTTTAACTGACCAATAATGTTGTCAAGCTGATTAAAGTACAGGCGCAGAATGTTATTGAGTTGGTCAACGTAGTGAGGGTCGTACTGCTTTGTAGCAACGGGCAGGCGCGGAGCGACAACCCTATTGAGTTCGTACTCTGACGTAACAATCAAAGACATCAGCCACCCCTGCGGCCATCAGGCCGGATGTCCATACGGGGAGCGCCCAACTGCCACGTCACACCAAGCGCATTAGAGTCAATCTTAAACGCCATCTGACGACCGCGCACACGGGTGTTGATCTGCCCCGTAAACTGCTCAACTGGAATGACGGCGGTACGGGTTACAGCGCCACTGTTGGTGCCCGCTACGGATGCGGGATTGTTATATCCAGAACCTGAGTTTTGCAAGGGCTGCAAATACATCGTAGCTTGCGGGCTTGTGGCAGTCGACCCGCGGAACGTAATGTCGGGCAGAATACGCCAGACAAAGCCAAAGTTGTGGCCGTCCCCAATGTCAAATTCTGACGAAGAAATATACGCCTCAATTGGCGTAGCAGTGCCAGTAGTGTTGTCGTCCACACCCTGCTCGTGATTCACCACATTGTAGTTGTACGTAGCGGCCAGTGGGTAGTTACGCAAACCTGAGTCAAGCCAAGCTGTACGCGCCATAGTGCCGTAGTACCAGATGTCTTCTTCGTAGTTATACACCACGTACTTGTCAACTGTAAATGAATTTTCAGAGCAGTAGAAGAACCACACCTCATTGAAACCCTCGTTGGTACTTGCAAACACTTGCTCGTACTGGGCTTGGTTGATGACACTGAAAATGTATTCGCGCAGGGCACAACGCAAAGTCTGCACACGGCCATCGTATTTGTAGAACTTGTCCACACCCATCCAGTACGTAACGCCAGAAGCAATAGCCGCGGCGTTGGGGCCTACGATAGAGATGTTGTCTGCAAGCAACTGTGAACTCCACACAAAAGGCGGGCCAAGGTACTGGAGCGAGTACAGAGAAGAGTCTGTCCAGACCACAATCTCTTGACGAGACTGTAGCGCAGTCACAATGCGTGAGCCGTGCGATAGGCGGATGCTGCCTGCTTGGTTGGTAATGGCGGGTGTCCACTGCACAGGGTCTTCTTGGTCAGACCAACGAATCAGCATCGGGTCAAGGATGGTGTCACCAATTTCATTAGTACCAAACACAATCACAAAGCGGCTGGCGTCTGAGACAAGCAGGAAGTTTTGGTGCAACGGCACATCAGATGCACCGGGCAAAGAGGACAAAAGTACGCCGCGTGTGGTCAAACTTGTAGCCGCGTCCCAGTAGTAAATGCCTTCACCGCGTGGGCCAAAGATCAAGTTCTGACCAAAGTTAGTTTGGTTCCAAATACGCAGTGCATCGGTTGATGCAGAGCCAACACCCCATGTGCCAGACCCCCAAGAGCCAGCGCCCCAACCAGACAAGGGTACTGCATATTCAGGGCCGGGATTGATTTGATATGCCGCTGATACTGCGGCTCCACCGCCCACAGCCGTTGAAGTTGCAGGGGATGCCGCCGTGATCTCATATGTGGTGGTTGCTGTGCCGGGAATCGTGATCTGGTACTGACCATTGAGGGTCAAACCGCCCACAGCAGTAGCGCCACTGAACGTCACAAAAGCACCATTGGCATAGCCACCAGCGGCATCCGTCACCGTGACGGTGGTTGAATTAAGGGTAGTGGAGAAGGGGTTGTTGGCCAGCGTAAGGGTTGCGCGGATGGGGGTAATGTCGTTGTATGCCCCGCCGTTCTCGATGTAGAACTTCAAGTTTGTGCCCACACCCAGCAGGTTCTGGCTACCCAGCGTCACCCAATTCCACAGTGACCTGCACACACCCAAGAAGGTGGTCGCAGAGATGCGTTGCCACCCGCCGATTTTCTCAGGCGTGCCTTGGCGGAACCGAACTTTGTCACAGTCGTACCAGCCACCTTCGGTTGTGTACCTTGTATTCTCCCGGTTGACGCCCGGCTTGAAGAGGATTTTCTGTAATGGCATCGGCAGTCCTAGGATAGAAACAGTGCTTTTTCAGCGTCCCTGCGCTTTTTTAGCCCTGCGAGTATTTTGCCACCAGCCATGCAATACAGCAAGAGTGCGTCTGCTGCGCCTTCCCAGTCTCCTCGGTTTATTTTCATCCGAATAGAAGACCGCTGAAAAGCCCCCACTCCGGCGTTGAAGGCAAAGCTGACGCACGCATCGAAAGCCCCTTGACGACCAGATAAAGCGGGAGCAAGTCTAAGAACACCACGTTCAGTAGGCCCGACGTCATCTTCGAATAGTTTATTGATTTCTTCTTTAGTCCAAACACGGTTGTCCTCCGGTCTTAGTGGCATTTCTTTGCGGATCATCGGGGTGTCTTTACCTTCTACCCTGACCACGGGAAGCTTGATTTGTTCTTGGTACAGAACATGACCATAACCAATCGTCCAAATATGGGCTGGGCAAAGGTACGGCTTAGTGCGATACCCCTCCCACTGATGCATCAACTTAGCGCCAGCTTCGCCCAGTTTCATTTCTTGCTCCAGCCGCGAGAGCCGAACCAGTAACCAATGATAGCGCCCAACATAGCCATTTCGTCAGAGCTAAAGATAACCTCAGACAGACGAATCAGGTCGTCCATGTTCAGAACCAAATGCGGGTTGTTGTAGACGTAGAACGCAATCCAAGCATTAATCAAGCACAGCTCAACCACAAAAATGTAGGTGATTGTTGGGCGTACAGTGCCTACATAACTAGAAACCCAGCCCGCAGCTTTTGCCAATACAGCCTTGTCATGGTCGTAAGCCGCCACGGTCATCTCTGCATCGGTCTGCATGGCGATCTGATCGGTGCGGATTTCTTCAATCTTTTGCTGGGCGGCAAAGCCTTGAGCCAGCATCTGAAGCTCTTTCTCCGTCTGAATACGAGCCAATGCTAGCTCATGGCGCTGGTCAGCTTTGTTCTGAAAGAACTCTAGCAGTTTGGGCAGGCCAGAGATCAGCAAACCGCCAAGGGTTGAGAATAAAGATAGCATTTAAAGTCCAATCATTCCAAGAAGTTTATCCACAATCTTTCCCGCCAACTCGTCTGTAAGGTACTGGAGCAATCCGAGCACCCACCACGCCACGCACAGCCTGACAAAGACTTTGAGAAACATATCAAACTGTTTCTGGTACTCATTCACCGCCC